ATGTCTATTGCAAAAGATGACATTGGTGCTCGTACTATGTTACAGAAGAATGTGGATGACGGCATTGTGTTAGGAGCTAAGTTGGGTCGTCGTCTTCAGATTCGCAATGAAATTAACGTTGATAAGTTTACCCGTCGTAATATTGGTAAGATTGATAAACGTTTGATGCATGAACTTGGATTTGAAACTGATAGCAATATCTTTTATAATACATTTGTCACTAAATATAAGAAGATTAACTTTCATATTAGTGTAGATGCTAGTGCTAGTATGCAAGGCAAAAAGTGGAATCGTACAATTAAACTATGTGTTGCACTAGCAAAAGCTACATCTATGATTGACAATGTGGATCTGACGATTAGTTTTCGTACATCGATGGGCAACAGTCCATACATTGCAGTTGCATATGATTCTAAGGTTGATAAATTTAGTAAGATAAAGAATATGTTCTCATATCTTTTGCCAACAAATACAACTCCAGAAGGATTATGTTTTGAAGCATTGTTACGGTATTTGCCTAAAGCTAGCAACAATACGAACAGTTATTTTGTTAATATTAGTGATGGTGAACCATGTTTTAACTACCATAGTACAGGAGGCATTGGGTTTTCATATAACGGCACAACTGCTTTGAATCATACTCGTACACAAGTAAATAAAATTCGGGAGACTGGATATAACATCATTTCGTATTTTGTAACGGAATATGATGGATTTGGAGCCGAAACGTTACGTGCTAATTTCAGAACAATGTATGGCGCAGACTCTAATTTTATTAACGTAGAGAATCTAAATCAGATTGTTAAGACTATTAATAAAAAGATGATGGATTCGATTGACATATAATTTAAAGATGATATAATATATTAACGGTTAAATTTATAACAACATAAACAAGAAAGGATAAAGTATGAAAAAAACAGATCGTAAGAATAAGACAAATCAAACAATAAACTGGCCCTCAAACATCTTTACTATTAAAGAGTTGAATGCGCAGAATCCAGATTTCGTAGAGATTACACTACGAACCCGTATGAAGAAATCGATGGATAGTGGGGAAATCACTGACATTGGAGTTCTACATAATGGTAAGGGACGACCAACGTTGGTATTTGTATATGGTACTGCTACCAATGAACACATTGAAGAAGCGAAGAGTCGTCAGGTCATCTTGAAGGACGTTTCGAATGTCAATGTAATTAAAATCACAAATACGCCAACAACAGTTGATATTTTTGATCGAAAGAGTGTTGAAACTCGTATCAGTGTACAAAACAATACTGTTAATGCCTAAGGTTTAGGAACATACGACCAGAGCGGATTGTACTTAAGCAATCCGCTTTTTTCTTTTGTGTAGTAATTGATAATAGCTTTTGGCGCTTTTTCTTTTATTGTACGTATGTATGATGCTGTCATGTTCCAACTACCATAATAAAGTGGTTCATCCATTTCGCTGTCTAAAATTAAAAATGTAGTGGATGTTATTTCAAATATATAAAATGTTTTATCTTTTAGATTGATTTTTTTAAATGCCATGGTAGTATAGTTATAAATATGGATGCGTTACAAGAATATTTTGGGATCGAAGCATTTGACTTTGAAACTAATAAAAAGAAACTAGTTGACAATCTCAACTATTTAAAAGCCATGACGGTTGAGGAACAGACATTTTATAAGAAATGGCAAGAGATACAATCATATAATGGATCTGTCAATAAGTTAAATGAAGTAAAAGCCAAAATTTGGTCTCCAACCGATTTTAACGATGAAAAGTTAACCATCAGTGAAATAGAAAAATGTAATCCAACTTTGGTTCATGTTACTTCTAAACGAGACAATGATGATTGGACTTTAATTCGTGTTTTTGGTCACACAATGACATTTGATCAAACTCCTGGGAGATTCATAAAGTTTCTTGTTACAGATGGAGATAAAGATAATCCCCGTTATATTGGGGCTATCAGTGTATCCAGTGATGTAATTGCTATTACTGATCGTGACGATTATTTGGGATGGACCACAACTGATAAAATGGAAAACAAACGATTGGCGCATAGTGCAATTGGTAGTTGTATTATGAGTACGCAACCGATTGGTTATAATTTTCTAGGTGGTAAGTTAGTTGCAGCTATGATTACTACATCAACTGTACGTGATCTTTGGAAACAGTTATACGGTCAAATTCTTGTGGGTATGACAACTACAAGTTTATATGGTAGTTATAGTATGTATAACAGTTTAAAATGGTGGCATAAGTGTGGATCTAGTGCTGGTAAAATTTCTATTAAACCAGATGAAGATATCTATAAAGTATGGCACGAATGGGTAAAAGATAATTGTACTGAAAAGTATGATAAAGCTATGACTCAACGTGAAGGTGTGTCTGGTCCTGTAACGGGAGCTAAAAGTAGGGTACTAAGTATGATTTTTAGTAAATGTGATATTAAACAAAGTCATTATCAACATGGATATGAACGTGGGGTATATTACAGTTGTTTTTATGAAAATACTAAAGATTATCTACAAAGCAAGATTAATGATGATAAATTAATCATGAAAGACTTGTTTAAACGTGATACTCAAGCTGTTTGTGAGTGGTGGCGACCCAAAGCCATAGAACGATATAAAAAGCTAAAGAGTGAATCAAATTTAAAGACTGACATACATTTTTATAACCAAATGATAGGTATGTCTTACGAAGAAGCTAAATCTGTTTACTTTCATGAAGTCGGTAGATAATTAGGATTATAAATCCCATAGTTAATACTTATAATTAACTATGGGATTTACATACATTGATACATTAACAGGTTCTTTGGAAGCTGATAATAAACCAGCTATTAAAATGGACGTTCCAATTGCGAATGATTCATCTGCCGCTGGTACACACTATTTTGAACTTCAATATGATGGTGATGCAATTTTTTATATAACTAAAGAGGGATATGTACATGGCAATCAATTCGTTGGTCCTGTTGTGGGCACAACATCAACGTCTTCGTATTTGTTACAAACTAACCAGAATAGTACAAAAGGAGTTGGTTTTTTTGACGGTACAAGATTAAAAAGTGCAAATGGATTATTATTCGACAATAATACAAATGGAGTTAAATCATTAAGCATTTCTTCATCTTTATCATCTAATTATTTAAATATCGCAAGTCGTAGTGGTACTAATTTTAGTCAGGCCGGAATTAGTCTGTTTAATTTAAATAGTTCTGAAGCTTTCCCAAATCGTGACGGATGGAATATTTACTCTAATAAAAGTGGTAGTTTAACATTTACAATGCCGATTGGATCATACGAAATTTCTAGTTCAGGCGTTATATCTCGCGCGGCAGCTAATGAGGCCATTGTTTATGGTATGGTACAAAGAAGAAACGGTTTCTATTTTTGGCCATATATGGCTAATAATACGCCAGCTAGAGATGGTGCGATTGGTATAGGTGTACAACCGCCAAATGAACCAACCGGATCGTTTAGCAAGTATTTAAGAGCCAAACTACAAATAAATATGTTTAGTGGTAGTGGTGAAGGACCATGGAGTCCCCAAGCAACTGTTGAAAATAGATCCACAGCTATATTGGTCAATTATGGATCAGGCAGTGCTAATACTGGCATGACCCCTACATTTTATGTTTCTGCAAGTGGAAAGACTTATATTGGTGGTCCGTTGCAAATAAACGGTGGAGTAAGATTAAATAGTCCCTCATATTTACCAATAACCACACGTGGTCAATCCGTGAGTATAAATGCTTCAAATGTAAACACTCAATTTATACAATTATCGAACCATGGTACTGCGTCTATTACAATGAGTACAGGTCAGCCATTGAATGTAGTGGTAAATCAAGCAGCGGCGACACACTATACTGCTTCGTTATTATTTAAAGGAGCTACTTTAAGTGGATCTGTTTATTCATCTCCAATTGTTTGGAGAAATGGTACTCAACCGAAGATAATTACTGGTTCTGCAAATAGAGCTGACTTTTTTACATTTGTAGGTGTAAATACATCTACGCTTGGACCTAAAGGAGCGGGTGCTGTAAATTATATGGTTATATATGGTACATCAGTTCAAAATATGTATTAATTTATGATAGCTGCAGCTTTTTGGCAAACTAATAATACCGGTGGAGGTACTTCAGCAGGTGTTGCGCCTGTAATAACTAATAATATTACGAGTTCAATCGTAAATACTTTTCCCACGACAATTACAGTTACAGTGTTAGGAATTCCAACGCCGGTTTTTTCATGGACTAAAGATGGAGTTCCAATTGGTGGGGAGACTGGAACGTCGATTACTGTAAACGGAGTAGGATCATATGTAGTTACTGTCACTAATCCAAGTGGAACAGTTACTAGCGGCACATCGGTGATTTATTACAGTCCCGATCCTATATTTCACGTGCGATTTATATACTATAATGCGAGTACATGTAATTTATCATACGTTGAAAACCCGGTTATAAACGGTTATGTAGATTTGAGTGATCCACCGTCATTTATCGCACAGCAGAATGGAAATTATAATGTTCAAACACCTAATGCTACTGTTAATTATACACTAAATGATACTGTCATGACAACTACATTTAGAGATAATTGTGTAAATGATATTTATATCTCCGATACAACTCAGGTATTTTCTTTAACTAGATATTATTATAATTCATTCTATAATGATGAAACCGAATTATATGAATGTAAAGATCCAGTTGAAATTGGAACGACGAACCGAGTAGTTGGTCTAAATGATTTAGCGGGATCTATAAAAACACAATTTTTAGCCGATCCTACTAAAGGATCATCAGGAAATCCATTTACACACACGATTGCCGATTCCTAATTTTTAATTGACATTTTATAAAATGTATGGTACATTGAAGTGAATGAATAAATCTCTATGTTGCATTTCACTAAAATTACAAAAACAAAAAATTCAAGCTTCGACAATGACGAAGACTCGGTTTCTTGCGTTGGAACGTAAAAATGCAGAACAAATCGTAGCGGATCGTACTCTTAACAATGTAGTTGTCACACGTAAAACTTTGGAGTATTGTGCTTTGTACAAGTGGAATTATCGAATTAGTAGCGGTATGATGCCATTGGAAACTCTTCCAGAAGCTAATTTGTCAATTGAAACCACTTACAATTATGCAAAGATCAAACAAGAATTTAATTTGTGTGATACTGTTATCAAGAAAAACAAAATTAGGTGTAGCACACATCCAGATCAATTTGTTGTTCCGGCAAGTGCAACTAAATCCGTAGTTGAAAAATCTATTGTTGAATTAAAATCACATGGAAAAATGATGGATGCTATGGGATTACCTCAAACATATGAGTCTCCCATTAATATTCATATGAATATTTATAAAGGTGATACTAAAGAAATTGCTAAACGGTTTGTTGATGTATACAATGATTTGCCTATTAATGTAAAGTCTCGATTGGTACTTGAGAATGAAGACAAGCCAAATAGTTGGAAGGTAGAAGAGTTGTATGAATTAATTTATTCAAACACTGGTATTCCTATCACCTATGACAATCTTCATTTTCGTTGTAACCCAGGCAAATTATCTGCTAAAGAAGCGGTAAAGTTGTGTATGTCCACGTGGGGCAAGTATCGTCCATTATTTCATTTTAGCGATAACGATCTTACCAACAAAAATCCACGTGCGCATGGTGATTATGTTCGTAGTATTCCCGAAGAATATGTAGATCTTGATGTTGATTTTGAATTTGAGTTCAAAGCAAAGGACTATGCTCTTGATCGATTCGAAAAAGAATTTGAAAAATAATTAAAAAGTTGTTGACAGTTTGAACAATGGATGGTAAGATAAATTTAAGTTAGTGAAGAATCTAACGAAACAAAAAAAACAAACAAAAAAAGAAAGTAATAAAAATAATATGTATACTCGTACAAATGCTCGTAACAAGACTAACTTCGTAGGCCATAACACCGCTGGTGTGGAGATTTACCTCTCCACTCCTCTAGCGAAGGCCAAGAAGGCTTCACGCTTGACACTACGTAGTGGTAAGACCCGCGTTGACCTAGATGGTCGCCAGATTAAGGCACTACGTGAAGTCTTGAATGCTGGTTATAGTGCCGTCGGTTCAGTCATTGACCACGCTGTACCGGCCCGACCAACCCAAGTCAAGTCGCTTGCCGTTAAGGCTGCTCGTACAATGGTTGCTAGTCGTAAGGCTTAATTGAAATAAATGTTAACTCATATATGTAGATAGTTATACACATATGAGTTATATTTTCAATAATCAAACAATGATGTGGCTGCTAGGTTTGCTAGCGGTCACTTTTTCATTTATAAGTTTGTTTGTGTCATATAAAATAATTAAAAAATTTGATGAATTTCAAATTGCTACTTATGAAGCATTTGAATTATTGAATAATGACCGAATTAAACTTTTAAAAGAAATTGAATCGTTACACAGACGTAGTAGAATGATAAACAATGAAACAAAACAAAACAATAGACGAAAAGAATAAATCACGGGGGTTATTCGATCATATAAATCATATCCGTGAAGTAAAAAGTCCTGATTATTATCAATCTCTAACTGAGTCTGAAAAAAGTACATTTAATAAGTATATGTTATTGCGTGTGTTGAGTATGGATTCAGATATCATCGAAGAAATGGCATTTATATCCAAGTATTTTCAAAATATACCAAATGATCATTTTTATAAACTATTGATTGATATTGTTCCTAAAGGAAGAAGATTTTCTAAATATATTAAAAAGTCAACAGGCAATGTTAATGAGACAATTTTAACTTGCATTTGTGATAAATTTAAAATTGGTCAAAAAGATGCAATTGATTATTATAAAGTGTTTGTAACTGATGAAAAAGGAACTAAAGAATTGGTAAATTTAGTCGAATGCTTTGGATATACAGAAAAAGAAATAGAGAAAATGTTTAAATGAACGATTTTGAAAAATATTTTTATCACATAAGTGATAAACCAATACATAAATGGGCTCATTATTTTAATTTGTATGAAAAGCATTTTTCGAGTTTTAAAAATCGTCCAATTAAAATAATGGAAATTGGAGTTCAAAACGGAGGATCATTACAAATGTGGCGAAATTATTTTGATTCCAATTCAAAAATTGTAGGGATAGATATAGACCCAAGTTGTAAACAACACGAAGATGATAACATTGAAATTCATATCGGAGATCAGACTGATATACTATTCTTGAATAAATTAATTGAAATCTATAAAAATTTTGATATCATTATTGATGATGGCAGTCATATAAATGAACATGTAATAAATACATTTAATCATTTATTTCCATTTATTAATAATGGCGGAATTTATCTTATTGAAGATGTACATTCATCTTATTGGACCAATTATAACGGCGGATTTAAAAAAGAGAATTCTATGATAGAATATTCTAAAAATTTAATCGATCAAATCAATGCGTATTTTTCCCAAGATCTTAATTTAAGACCAAATTATTACACAAATAACATTGGTTGTATTAGTTATCACGATAGTATAGTGGTGTTTGAAAAACAAATACGAGAATATACGCCATATGATTTAATTGCACATAAAGGAAATATAATTGATAGAGAATTACTTGGCAAAAAATTGAAAATTAATTAAATATGATTATAATTGGAATATCAGGATACGCTCGTAGTGGTAAAGATCTGTTTACATCAGTAGCTCAGAAAGTATTAAAAGAGCACGGAATTAAATCTGAAAAGTTTGCTCTTGCCTATGAACTTAAAAATGATCTTAAATCACTGATTAAGACAAAAATTGGTATAGATGTTTTCACAGATGATACTCAATCAAAATCTATAATCAGACCATTGTTAGTAGCATACGGCGACGTAATGCGTAAAACTAGTGAGGGAAAATATTGGACTGCTAAAGTTGGCCAACGTATCGATAAAAGTAAAGCTGATGTTGTTTTCATAACTGATATTAGATACGATGTTTATCCAGAAGATGAATGTACTTGGTTAGATCGTAAAATGTCTGGCAAGTTAATTCATATAACCAAGTTCAAACAATCAACAGTGCCACAAGGAAAAAGATTTAGCAAAAATAAAATTGTTAAGATATATGACGCTGCACCAAATGACCATGAGTTGTTAAATAATCCCAAAGTAAAATCAAAAGCTAATTATGCATTTGAATGGGAAGATTATAGTGGTAAACTAAATGACACTTCATTAGAAGATCATCCGTATATCAGAGAAAAAGTAATAGTCGCATTAAAAGCGATTAACGTAATTTAATTGTTTTTATTACATGATTACTACCGTGTGAAAAGATAATTTCATCATCGGTAGTTTTTGTTCTAAAATAGTCTATTAAATCAGAAGCATGAGATATTACAAAATTAATATATAACACATTACATTCTTCGTGCTTCTGATTTTTTCGTTGCTTTTGACAACTGCAGATTTTGCTTACTTGTTGTAGACAATCTTTTAATCTATCCATTGAAACAATGTGTTCGGATCCTATTAAGTTTACAAGTGCTTGATGACTTCCTATATTCATAACAATTTTTTAATTATTAAATAAATAGTTAATGAACAAACATAGTTGATTGGCAACATTAATAAAGAAAACCACTGTTGATATCCGAATAATAATGTTAGTAAGTTTACACCAATTAAAGTTGTCCAAAAACACAAACATATTGGACAACTAAGTAATTTGGTTAAATAACCTGGATATTTTTCATATAAAAAGTTAGGATAGTTAGACATGATATCCACTTCCAACTTGTACTTCTCAAAGTCTGATATTTTTAATAAACTACGTGTGTTGGTTAGTTTTGAAATGGTTTGAACTATGTCACTTTCAAACCAAACCACCATTATAAATGTGGTATAAAAAATAAGAGGTATATTAAAGTCGGTTATATTCATTGTAGTAATTGATTTTTGTACCAGCTATCACTTAGATTGACTAACTTTTTATTATGATCGGTTAATTTATTAATTTTGAGTTTGAATATATCAAATTCTAATTCTCCTACGATGCCACTATCTTCAAGCATTAACTGTAACATATTAAAGAATTCAAAACTTTGATTTGTTAACTTAACCGCGTCGAATTCGATTACAATATCATTTATTTTTTGATCTTCATAACGTTTTAATTTTTTCTTAAGATCAAACTTAGTATTCTTTTGTTCTAAGTTAATATAACGATCATATGAAACATCTGTATAAATTGTATCACACCATGGTTCTAATAGAGTTAATTTATATTCATCACAGTTACGAACAACAAATCCAACATCATATCTGTTTGGAACAATAGGTTTCATAGTATCGTTGTGTTTAACAAAATGTCCCCATTTACGGATAAAGTTTCTGGCACTACGGTTATTTTGAGATAACCATTCATCACTTTCTTTACCTACTGTAGTTAGAGTTGGATTGTATCTACTTCCTCTACAGGTCATATGATATACGCAACCTTCCCATGTTTGTATAAATTTATATCCGTTTAACAAGAATCTATTGAAGATGTCACTGTCTTCTTTGCTTTGGGGTGCATATAGATCATCGTGCCCACCAATAGATTGGAAATCACTCTTATAAATGGCCCATGGCGCAAAGATTCCTTCTGTGGTTTTATCTTTTCTTGTCATTCGGGTATCATTGAACCATTTCAATAAACCAGCCTCATTAAACTCTTCTGGTTCATTTCCGAATGCTTGCACAATCTTTTCTGGTCCTGGAGGATGTAAAGGTGGTTCAATGCGGGTAAGACTAACAATAGTACCTGGTTGAATATACTTTTCTACATATTTATCGAAGTTAGGACACGCATACATATCTGCGTGATAGATCATTACCACATCGTTAGTAGCTACTTCGTTTATAAGACGGTCATATAGAATTGTATGACCCAATCTGGTTGGACCTTCGTTGCGGATAAATTTGAAGTGCGGATCTTTTTGTGCCGTTTCATTACACCATTCCATCGTACCGTCATTACTGAAGTCGTCTGCAACACAGATTTCATGTTCTTTGTGAGTTAAATTTTTACGAATAGCGTCATAACTCCATTTTAGATATTTTAAGTTATTTCGACTGGGTTGAATAAAACTAATTTTCATACTATTTAAATATCAACTATACAGTGCCAAAAAGTTTATTATAATTCCGTCATCCGTTTTTTTTTTCAAGTTTTGTTTGGTCAAATCGTCATAATTTATGAATATAACTGTTTGTATGATCTTTCCATCCAATAGGAAACATGTCTGTCATTTTGTGGTATTGCGTTAAAATGATATACCCATCCACAGTTTATAAAATGTAAATCATCACTAAACCAACTATGACCTGGTATATGTAAAAGATTTTTTCGGAACAGATCTTGTAAATTATAACACTCAGACAGATAATTAATGTCTATTTTATTTGATTGTAGTATATAATTTATTATTGTTTGATCTGTACCCGCCTTTATTTCTGATGTTAAACGATTGATTTCATCAATATTATCAGTATAAAAGTTTTTTATTGTATCGTAAATAGATTTTGTAGACTTTCCTCCGATTATAAATCCTCCGTTTATATACTTCCAAGGATGTACATCGGATTGATTTGGAAAAATAGATTTCCATCCTTTAATGCTTCTACAAGTCCATTCATAACATCCGTTATTTAAAACCGCTGAAAATTTATTGTTTGTTTCATTAAAAAAGTTAGGACAATTAGGATGTACAATTGTATCAGCATCTACCATCAAAACTTGATCATAATCTATACCATTATGTTCCAAAATATCGTGTACCCACCATCTCTGCAGTGTGATTTTGAATTTACTAGGATCCATAATTGGGTCTGTCCATTCAATCAACTTGACATCATTTTTATCACACCAATGCTTCCAACTTTTGACACTATAATGATATGGATTGCTTCTTCCATTTTTTAAATCTATATTAGGAATGAATACAACATTCATATTACTTATTATCTGTGACGGCAGACTTTGACTTTTCCCAGTCTTTATTTTTTCTAACCGATAAATTACGATTCCAAGCTGCTTTTAATATGACAGGATCAATATCAAACTTTTCAAATGTTTCTATAAAAGCGTTGATATCTTTTGGAAAACATGTGCCACCAAATCCAAAATCATTATCGTGACCTGGTACTTGATAGTGACTTATACCAATTCTGCCATCGGACATAACACCACCTAATATTTTATCCCAAGATAGATTTAATTTATCAGATAACAAAAACATTTCATTGAAAAATGATACTTTAGTTGCAAAGAAACAATTTGCAAAGTACTTTACAAATTCTGATTCTTTACTCTTCATTGCGTGACACGTGACTCCTGGGAATCTTTCTTCGTACAATTTTTTGATGGTTAGTGTGCCGTTTTCTTCTTCGCCACCAACTATATTTCTACTAGGTGTAATAAAATCTATAGCTGCTGATCTTGCAGTCAAAAATTCAGGAGAATGAATAATTTTGAGTGGACTAAACTTTTCACAAAGATAATCTGTGGTACCAATAGGAACGGTTGATTTAATCACAAATATTGTTTGTGGATTATAAGCGTGAGTTATTACGGTATTAAAGAAATCAACAATATAAGAAGTATCCGATCCTAATGTATCTTTAAACATTGGAGTTGGTAAACAAACAAATACAATATCTTGTATTATAGTCTCATCAAATGAATGTGTAGATTTTGCACTGTTTACATCATAGATTTTAACGTCGTGATAGTGATTTAAACCTTTACAAATAGCGCTACCAACAAAACCATTACCAACAATTCCGATTTTAAATTTGTTCATAAATTTCATTCCAATTTTGTAACCATTTTTCTTCTGTATAATACATTAGATAATTATCTTTTGCGGTATCTGAACAGTAATTATAAAACTCTTTGTCGTCTCTTAATCTTATTGATAGTTGATTTGCTTTTTCTATATCGCCTATGTTGACACTTAGTTCTGGATGCAATGTTTCTTGTGTGTCTAATCCTGTATATCCTATGCATGGTATACCCAAATAAGCACAGTTAAGAGCAAATGTACCCGCCGCATGTGTACGCATTAAGTGTATGCCCACATTAAAATTGGCAAGTGTTTTAATCCACTCAGTCCACATCATGTATGGTAAATGATGTAAGCTGGGAAATTGTTCTTCGTTTTCAATTTTTCTTCCCATACTAGGGATAAAAGTTGGCTTGTTGAAGTTTTGTGCTACAAAGTAACTGTCTACTCCGCCATACCAACTACAGAAGTTTCCGCCTATAATAGGCATACCATTATTTTCACGGAGTATATTTTTAACGGTATCTTCTATCATCAAAGACTGTAAATTAAATGTGGGTTTCTTAAATATACCTTTGAAGTATGAAATATCACTCTTGTTATGAGTTAATAGAAAGTCCATCGAACTTAGGAAATTAATATAATTAACTTGATTTGTATAATTATAATCTTGATAATACCAGGCCGGACCTTCTTGCATTACTGTTACTTTTTTGCCAATAGATTTAACCAGCTCTAACAATCGGACAGTATCAAAGTTTTCTAACTTTTTTGGCAATATTACAATGACCAAATCATGTCGTGGTATACTAATTGACGATTTACTTAAAATGTAGTCTATTGGATAATGATTGGCATTAAGTGAAATTTGCCAAGCAAATTCGGTACGACAATTTACAAAATCTCTAGGTAGTTTACCAATATGACTATTTTGACTAACAAAACAAATATTCATAGTCTTTTTTTAAAATCTTCGTAAGTGTAAAAGTTTCCTGTATTATTAAATAAACTATTTAAATTGTGTTGTGACATCTCTTTGAATATCTTCCACCAATCTCCTTTTTCTTTTCCACAAAATCCCCTTGGATTATTTTCATTCGCAATATACATGCGTTTATTTGGATGTCTTCTAGCGTGAACCTTTAAAATGTTTTTGAATATAATTTGTACGTATTTATCCCCTAATATTTTTTGTGCCATCATTGATAAACTTTCATCATCATTATGAATAAAGCAAGGCGGTATATTAATGCCACTTTTAATTAAATCACTACTCAATACCAAACAAGAGCCATCTATTTTTGGATAATTTATCGTTTGTATATCAAGTTCTTTGATCTCTGAATTGATAGTATTCATTTGATCTATGGTCATAAGTGACTTGGCTTGATTAATGTTATCAACATCTTTATCATCATATACATGATTTAGGAATTTAGGATGAACTGTTACATCCCAACTGTTATCCCACATTTTTCGATCCGCAAAACATGCTATAAATCTGTATATTCCTTGCGATCTTATAACAGGAGTCAGAGTTTCCAATCCAATTATTGCTTCTTTTGGAAGCAAACTATCTGTTTCTCCCCATATTAAATAATCAGCTTTCTCACAATATTTTGTATTGAATTCTCTACGATAATTGGTCTGAGTATAGAATTCATTATCATTATCTATAATTTTGTAATGTAAGTTAGACAATTCTTTTATTCTAACCAGTTCATTCTCAAATCTATCAACCAGATCATCTTTTGTCGTTTTAGATGTATCAATTTTTTCGAAAAACTGGGATGTGTTGAATACAAAATCCAAATATACGTTTTCTTTGTTGTCAACCGTGGACAAAAGATTTAACAATCCACCGATATAATCACTGAACATTTCAATCTCATAAAACATTACGTGGATGCCAATTGCGTATTTATAATTTATATTCATAAAAATGTAGAGGCGATTGACATCAAATCTGGATTTAATTCGAAATTAAAAATTTTGCCGAACTTTGAAAGATTGGAGTCAATTGGTATCTCTTTTCTATTAATATCTATCATATTATACACATACGGCAGTTTATTATATTCTCCATCAAAGAAAAAATTCTGGGGAATAAATTTAAGATCTAATTTGTTAATTAAGTTTTGATAGTTTTCTTCTAAGAAGTTTAGAATCTGATCGAAGATTTGTTCATGGGACTTGTTAACAACAAATACGCTTAAATCAAAAAATCTCGAAAAGTCTACTTTTTTATTATTAAATACATGTTGTTGATACAATTCTATATTGGTTAACAAGTAACTAAAATCAGAATCCCATTCGGCAAATGTAAGCTTATTGTTGCTTAAATCAAAAATATTCTCTGTATTTTTATTTACGAGCGTAGTGTCTCGTACTAAACAGATGTTGTCGAAACTTACAGCACTATTTTTCAATAATTTGAACATATAGAAAATCTGATTTGTTCTATCAAACGTTGGATTAACAATGTCGGTCAAACAGATTAATTTTAAATTGTGCGATTCACAATATTTCTTCCAAGATTCATATGATAACTGGTTTAATTGTTCTCCTGATTGATATAAGACAACGAAATTATTCATAGTTTTGCTTTATTAAGTCCCATGTTTGTTTCATTAGTTGGGTACGAGTGACCCCTCTATCGGAAAATCCGGAAAATATCCAAACGTTTAAATATTTGATAAAGAATGGTGTTTTATCATTTGTATAAGAATTGCCAGTTAATAAGTTACGTCTCCACAAATGATTTACGCCGTGAGATATAGGAAACACTTTTGTATCTATTTTATTTATTTGTATAAAGTAGTTTAGGACTGGTTGATCTCGACCACGTTTTACCAATTTGTCTTCGTGATTTAATATAGATTCATGGTTATCAAAGTAGAACTTTTTCAAATCATCAAACATCGGTTTATGATTTTTATTAAATAAAACGAAGCCAGCTAGAAAATGTTTGGTATAATCAAATTCAAATCCGTTAAAAAGATCTTTATATCCGTTTATACTTTCGTGTACCCACTTCATATTTTCATTTCCCAATATTCCACATAACTTACATTCGGATTCATTGAAGAAATTAGGAGCGTCCCATTTTACCATGATGGAAGCATCAACTGCTAATATTTGATCAAAATCTCCTACTTTGTTTTTTACAAAATCAAAAATATCTAACCAACGTTGCCAATTGATTTTGTATTTGAGTTGATCGTCATAGGTAGTAACGTCATAGTGTACAAATATAACATCGTTTTTCTTACACCAATATTCCCAAGATTTTTTACTGTAGTCCATCCAAGAAAAATCGTCATAACGATACTTTTCTTTTACGACATCACTACCTTTTACTCCACACCAAAACAATACGTTTTTCATTTTATAAAATGCTCTTTCCAATAGTTATAGGTTTTATAATCACTTGGGGTGCCCCAACAAATATAATGTTCTACTTCAAATACTTTTACATTTAATCCGCGTTTGATATTTTGATTAATAACATCATCGACATAAAATTCACCATTAGTTCTTATATTAGAATCATAGTTCTCTTTTAATCCGTCGATAAAATACTTGGCTTTTCTAAAAAACATTGTACCAATGATAGCATGGGTTTGTAAAGGATTATCGTAGATAAACTTTTTACACGAAACGTGCTTGATGTTATTGTTTTCATCGACATCCAACCAAGAATACATATTAGGATTAACTTTACTCGTTTGATTGTTTCTAAATGACCACACAATTACATCAACTGTTGGATCATCGATTAATCGCTGATATTCATTTGAATCGTAATATACACCATTGTCACACGCTGAAATTAAAATTGGGTTTTCTAATTCAATATTGAAGTGATTAATAGCTAATTCACATGTGCATGCTTGTCCTTCGGTAGTTTTATCTATTGATAAAACAGATGTGTTTTTATAATGTTGTTTAAGTGTAGTGTCTAATTTAAACTCATCCACGTGTTCTTTTAAACACACAAACGTATTATTGTCACAACTTGGTAGGCAATCAACTGCTTGCACAACCATTGGTAACCCATCTACGTCTACAAGAGGCTTTGGTAATTTAAAACCTTCCATTGAAAACCTACTTCCTCTACCAGCCATCGGAAGTACTAGGGTAGTATTTGGTTGGTTAATAATTTCTAATTTATTGGTTTTAAGTTTTTTAAAATAAGATGACCATGATTTATATATCTCCAAATCGTATGGAGTTCCCCATTGCAACATTTTATCGATTTCAAATATATTTGTACGCAATCCATCTTTAACCAGTAGATTATATACTAAACTTATATAAAACTCACCTTTTAGATCATTTCCAGATTCCAACAATTGTTTAAAGTATTTTTTTACCAAGTTACCACTTTTAAAGTAATATGTTCCATTTGAAGCATATTCATTCATTTTATTGTTGGTAAACGGCTCTTTTTCTTTAATTTGAATCAATACTTTATTCTCTTCTTTACAGAAAGCATAGTTATCGCTTCCTAACATATGTGGATGGAATCCTGTGTAACACGGAATTGAACCGTCAAAATTGCCGATGTGAATTTCTTCTAAGAATTTATCAAAATTCCATACTGTACCATAATCACAATAGGTTATTATTGTTTCTTTGGAGTCGTCGATATGATCAAAGATCTGTGATACTGTGTAAACAGGACCTTTTTTGTGATTAGGAATAGAGTAGATTTTACAATTTGGCACAATTGATTCTAATACGGATCTCATATTAGTTTCTCTTAGATGTGGTTCATTACAAATGAATGTTATATCAGTAACTCCTGGGAATAGATCAACTACGTGTTTAATAATAGGATGTCCATCTACTTCAATTAGTGGTTTTGGGTCTTTGTATCCAGCCTCAATGAATCGTTTGCCAATTCCTGACATTGGGATGATAAGTTGAATATTGTCTTTCATTTTAATATAAACCTTTATTCTTAAGAGAAAATTTACACAAATCTACATAATCGGTACATACAGCGTAGACAATCTTATCATTAAACTTTAATACTGATTCCTCGTCTAAAAGAGGAATGATACAGTTTTCATCTAATTTAAGACTCAAATCGTGTACCCAAAAATGATTTGTGCTTGTTATAATATATGAGTCCTGCGAATGACAAAAATACTTTATATCACGATTTAATTTTTTTAATTCAATAGCTGCGTCTAAGTTTTTACAATGATACCAAATATCGTTTATTCTATTTAATATCCAGTGTTTATTGATTTTATAATCGGGAGTATCGTGTCCGAGCCAAAACTCTCCGTTTATATATCGTATATCTACTTCAACTTCATATCCACTTCCTATAGCTGAATCAATATAAGATGGCCTATTTTCTTTATTTGGCACAACTCCTTTTAAATTTCCACGGTGAGATATAATTATCATAAATTTTCGATTGGTATAGTTTTGTCATCAATAAACAAATCGTAATATGGTTTATCTACTCTTACTTCGTTATATTTAGCTCCCCATGTATCTAATTGATGCTTTGTAAGCGTATACCAATTGATTTGTTTTCTACTACCTCTGGCAGTCCAATAGACAATTGTATTACCTTCGTCGTACAATTTGTTTATTTTTTCTATATTTTCTTTTATTGGATTAGAATTTGCATAATTTCTATCTTCCGATGTTTTACAAATGGTTTCGTCAATGTCAACGTAAATTATTTTTTTGCCCATAAATTGTTTCTATAAATTTCATTAGTATCTGTTTTCACCTGTACAACTTTATCTTCGGAAATAAACGTACATTGTCCGAGAGATTTGGATCCAATAAATATCTCTGCTGATTTTTCACACATTTCTGTAGCAATTAAGCATTCTCTAGTTGAAGATCCTACGCAGATTATACCATGATTTACTAATAAGATCAACTTTGGTAAATATTTATTATCTTCTATAAATTTATTAACAGATACTTCTACGTTTTTACATAATTCTTCACCAGGATGTGCATAGTGTACTACACAAGATTTTTCTCCATTAAAAACAACTTGATCTGGAAACATCCGTTTATTTGCAAATTCCTCTATTAATAGCTGACTGCTACATAGTATTTTAAGTGTATTTATAGGATGTGTGTGTGCTATAAAGTTAACTTTTGGTTTTTGTAAAAGAAACGAGTGAAATCCAGTTTCTATGCTTGGTTTTTTGTTAAAGTTATTTAACTGATTTCCGTTAAAATCACATTTAACTAAATCATCATAGGATAAATGATTCAATGTGGTACCACTTGCTTTTATTAGAAACCCACCTTCAATTTTTTCAGAAACGTTTCCCTCTGCGCCAACAACATAATTTTTAAGACACGATCCAAGTGTTAATAAATCGTCATTTGAATTTTGCATAACAAGTTTGGAATATTTTAATCAGACAACAATAGTCCAATTGTCTAACGACATGGGTTCTAATTTCAACTCATGTTTGTAATAAGTATCTTTGAGCAAACCGCCCCATCTTTCTTTTCGCACAAATGGGTAAATATATATTTTTATATTTTTAAATATTCCATATCGTGCGTCTAATATATAACAAAAAGATGCCCATACAGAATCTACAAAATGCATTTCATTAGCATGTTCTAAAATTTTTATCATATTAAACATATCCAAAGCATTTCCGTTTAAATCTATATACTGTGTGGATTCATGTTTTTTGAAATTTATAGCTGAATCTCCTAAGTGGTTATCATGGTATAATACATAATTAGATCCGTGCTCTGCAATAAACTTTTCGTAAAATATATTCTCTTTATTAAAATCACGTTCTATGTTAAAAAAGTTAATTTTATTAATATAATCTATACCATAACAAATATAATATTTTTTATTAAAATGAATGCTAGGCGACGAAGATATAAAAGCGTTTTTATATTGATCGTTTCTATTTGCATCCAACTTACCATGCAATAAATAATCGTAAATGTTTGCGTCGAATTTATTGTAAAAATCTTTTGATACTTTGGTTGTCGCTAACGGATCGTAAATTTTAGTTATGTTATTTTTATTTTTTAAATAAAATTCAAAAATTGGTTTTGCTTCGGGTCTTAGTATTACTGTTATATGATCGTATTTTGATAAATAATAATCGATCATGGATAAGTGATTTACTAAATCCGTCCACGATTGGTAAAAAAATAAAAGACCTTGTTTCATCAAAATATATATTACCAAAGCACTCCGTCATAAAACTTTTTGTTTGTATTATTTAAAGTCAATAGCTCTATTATTTTATTATATTCTGGTATAAGATTTGCGTCTAATTGATTGTTTGATCGCGGTAATAGTTTTCCTTTGTGAGTAATATGAATAAATTGAAAAAAAGACAAACAACTAAACCATCCACATTTTATAGGATTGTCAGTGTAAAGTTTATAAATTTTATATTTGAGACAGTGTTTCATCACAGTTTTGTTTTCAATCGTTCTATATGTCTCATTTTTAAAATTCTCCATTATTTCCAATAATACACTCAATTTCCAGATAGAAGGGTTTACATTGTATATGTAATTGTTTATATTTCTCTGCGCTCGTAATTCAACCTTTAAATCATTAAATTCAATTGATAATCTGTCTTTATTATATAGATCCCAACTATGTCTACATTGTAAGTCTATCCTATCGATTGAATGTTCGGCCATATAGTTTTTTACATGACTGATATATGAGTCGTCTTTTTTAACAACTATGTCGATATCATGGATAAAAAGAATATATTCGTTTTTTAAACATTTCAATGATAGAACTCTGCTTGCATAAGGCAGCGAATCGTCATAAAAAATAACTTGATTATATTTACAATATAAATGATCTAAATTTTTGTCAGATTTGTTTATCAGTAAAATTTTATCCGCGTACTCTAACGCTTGTGTCTGGACAGAAAGTATATCTAAATAATCTGTGTGTGAATAAACCACATATGTTAACTCATTCATAATTAAAAATATTTTTTAAGATCGGATTCTTCAATTATAAATTTCCAATTTTCTAATATTGGATCTGCCATCATTTTCCACGCGGAATCAAAATTAACATTCTTTGCCCATTTCCAATCTCTATTGCGCAACCAAACGTGGAAATATATGTTTTTGTTATAATTAAATATATTTTTATACTGAGCGTGATAAAAAAAGTTAACGTTGTTATTTTCTATAAAATGAATTTCCTCTGCTCCCTCCAGTAAATGAATTAATAATCCAACGCATGGGGATTGATCGCTTATGTTTATAATTGGATATTTATTTTTTATAAAATTTTTGATTTTATTATTGGATGTATATTTCCAAGCTGTTATTGGATCGTTTATTATGTTATATTTTGAATCTTCCGGTATATTGAATTTTTCAAATAATTGTTTTTTTAATAATTTTTCTTTTTCTATATTTCTACTGTAGTGAAAATAATCCATTCTAACTTTATTATTTAATCCTAACAATTTATAATATATAACGTGATTTATATCCACATTTTCATTTGGAAATACAGAGTTGGGTTTAGTTGTTAAAGATTCATGTATATCAAAATGATTATATAACGGGTTTCTATAGTCAAAATAGTGAGTGATTTTTGGATTAGATATATATCTGTTTGGCATCAGTCTTGTGTCACAAACATTATATTCACCTATTTGACCTTCGTTAATATAACCCAATGATTTTTTTGTAGTATTAATAAAAATTCTTACGTTGTATAAAGGATCATTGGAGAAATATTCCGAATAATATCTGAGAAAGTTGCCTTCGTCTATATTAAAATAGACAGACTCATAATAATTAAGTAGGTAGTAAAGTAAACTTATTACTGATAGACAGTCTCCATATGCATAAGCTGGAGGTATTAATATTATTTTTTTATACATATACACGTTAGTGATTTATATATTTAAAAATTGAAATAATATAAAACGATGGATCTAGAATCATTTTATTTACTAATTCAAATTTAATATTATATTTCTCTTGTATATCACGATGGGCTTTACTTTGTCCATTTTCATATTCACTTTTGTTATTCATCAAAAATGAACCCCAATCGTCATATATTATGATCGATCCATTACACAATAAATTGTTTTTTAAAACAAATTCCCAAACCTCTAATGTGGATGTGTATATATCACAGTCCATATGTAAAATTCCTATTTTTTTATTATCGAATTTTGTTACTAAAGAATCAGTCAGTGTCTCAGAAAACCATCCATCGATGATATGTGCGTCCTTTTTGTTAAGAAGTTCAGGATTAATATTTCCATTACATGAAAATTTTCCAGTCTTCCAAGGTGAATGTAAATCATTTTTTTCGACAGGCAACCCAACGAATGAATCAAAACCAAAAAAATTTCTATCAAGATTGTAGTTTTTATACAAATTATAAAACTCTAGAAAAGATTCCCCTTTATGTACGCCGAATTCTAAAAATAATTTATCTCGTAAAAAGTCTGAGTTTTTGGATACTAGTTCGTTTCTCAGTGACGTTTTGATTCTATTGTAAACATTCATATTAACATTGTGATTTTAAATTAAGTATTATGTAAAATATATAATTGTAATATTTTACATAATTTTCTTCGGGGATTCCAAAATTCCATCGTTCACAGTATACGTATCTATTGAATGATATAATCTTAAATTTTTCATTTGTTTTAAATTCATAAGGAATGTTGTATTTTGAAAAAGATGAAAGTATATTTTCAACTGAGTGTTTTTTGTTAATTAGAATATTAAGACCCAATGACATATCTTCTTTTTCAAAAAAGTTTACAACTATGTCTGAATTATCTTTTTGCGGAGCTACATACTTTTTATAGTCGTTTTTCCTATCGGATATTTGTTTAATTACTTTTTCTTCGGTATATCCTCTTATTTTTACATCTCGTTCTAATTTCCATTTTATTTTGAGAGATTCATCTGGGTCCATATATATTGAGAAGTTATATATGTGACCGGCATTTCCATATAAACTGTGTAATCCACATACTATAATATTATCTGCGTTTTCTATTTTTTCCGGCTGTTTAAATTTGCCTGTGTTATGATCATAATCTACTTGAAATATAGAATTGCCTATCTTTAGATTAAAAACGTCTTCTTGCATTTTAGATACAAAATTTGCATCAGGATTCAAATGTGTATATGTTTTCCAGTTTTCACTGTGTCTTTCCCATTTATGGTATCTGTCACATTCCAACAAAATTGAATTTGAAAAGTATTTTTTAAGTAAATTTCCAAGTGTAGATTTTCCAGAACCAGAATCTCCACATATAGCAAACACATTGCACATAGATAATATTACTTCGTATTCTACGTTATCTTCTACGTAATCCAATTTACTTTTATTCAAATAGTAAAATAATACTGTTTCGGAAACAAAACCATGCAGCTTTATCAAATCGTTTAAATTTTTATATAAATCGAAGTATTTGTCCATTAATTCGGATGACCCATAGGCTATTATATCACACAAATAAGGATCATTCACACTGTGTAGTTTGGTTTTATCTAAAACTGCATTTTTTGGTATGTGAATTTTGTCTAAAACGGAATCAAAATTTATGAATTGAAGATTTACATCTGGTCTTATTTTGATCACAATGTCATATTTTCCGTGTAATTCTTCATTTAATTTTTTAATAGAATTGAGTTTATAAAATTTAAACCATGTATTATACAAGCAATTTTCTTTTGAATTGTTCGAAAATATTAAATTATTTTCTTCTAATATAACTTTTGGCGACAATTCGGATTCTATGGATTTTATAATATCAGGCAAATCATTGGGATTTAGATACTTATCTTCCAAAGATTCATTTTTTGTTATGTGGATATAAACGTCTGTTGATTTGAAATTATCAATAATAAACTTTTTAATATTAGGTAGATTCAACTTAATAGTTCGTAGATATCCAGATATTAATAAAGCGGCTTTCATTATATTATATTTTTTAATGTTTCTAAATTTAGACCCCAACTACAATTTAATCCATTATCTAATTTTTTACATTTTTCTTTTTTCAATAATATGGTTTTGTATGTTATACTTGCATTCCATCCTGTTATTTTTTCATCGGAGTATTTAACTAATACTTCGTCATTCAAAACTTCTTCTATTTCTCCAACCACATTTTCTGATTGTACTCGCATAAATTGTTTAAACTCATTTGATTCCGTGTGTTTTGTGTCCAGAAAGTAATAAGTATTTACTTTGTTCAAGCTGTAAATAAATCTATAATTTACATCCAGAAATGTGGGGGATACTAATGTTATCAATTTACACAATGGTGTGCTAAACAATACATTAACAATTCCACCTCCAATTGCGCCTACAATTGATTCCGCATTATTAAACAACAATATTTTATCGACAGTGGATAATTTTTCTGTGAATACTTCTTCATATCCTTGTGATTTTAACAAATCAACCAGTTCATTTTCATTTTCACACTTTCTTCTGGTCGTATAATTTGTACCTATATTTGAAAAGTCGTTATGAATCCACGTTCTTCTTGATATGTAAAATTTCTTTGGAAATTGTTTTTCGATCTTTAACTCTTTTACATTTTCTACAATTTCTTTATATAAATCGTATATTTCTTCTCTAGGTTGTTGGTTGGGATCCGATCCATATGTATAAGTCGATGATATATAAACATGAGAATACATGGTATATTTATTTAATATAACCACATCCGATTCATCTATTTTTAATATTTCGAGAAATTCAGTTACAAATTTATAAAATTTATCACCGTGGGAATAATACATCAAAAGTTTGAGATTTTTAGTAACGTTTTTGAGTTTTTTATAGGAAATCAAATATGGCAATGTATCATATATAAAATGATAATAATTATCTGTATTATAAATGAAGTAAAAAACAGGATCATTATAAGTTTTAGATGTATTTTCTAATTCGTGAACAATCTTATATGTACTATCTACATTTCGTAAAGACATTGTTGATTCTTCAAGTGGTTGATAAAATGTATTATCTAAATTTGAATATAATACTAAATTTGGATAACATAGAGATGCTCCTGTAAAAACAACGTCGTTTAAAACATGAATATTAATTTCATTAAACTTATCAGATTTAGGAAATATTTCGAATTTGTGATTGCCATTATCTGAAGTATTAAGATTTTTTATAGGTTTCATAGTATTTTGTTAAATATGTATTCCACTCTACTTTCGGATGTATGATGTTTTATTATGTTTTGATAAGAAGTTTCTATAATATCATACAATTTATTTTTGTTATTTAGATAGTAAACAAGCTTGTCTTTTAATTCGTCTGTTGAATCCCATGAAACATAATGTACTCCGTCTTCTAAATTGGGTAATATGATATTGTATTTTTGAGCAAACAAGCAAGATTTATTTGCCATTATTTGCCACATTCTGGCATTACACTCTCCCCCACCAAATGCATCGACACTGATTAATGATTTTTTAATCGTGACAAAGTAATCACTAACATTTTCCGTTTTTATATTAAAATTAAGAGATTTAAGTTGATTGCATACTTCTACAGATTGTTTTCTTAGACCTGTTTCTAATTGACCATATGAACAAAATACGTCTATTTCTTTATTGTAAAAATTATTATTAAAATATGAATCTAATGTTGCAAATGGAAGTGGTATTATTCCTTGATCAACATGTTCTTTCAAACATTCTCTTTTAAAGTAATATCTTGATTTTGATTTAAAAGTTGGATCTAGTTGTTCATTTGTTTTTCCACGAAATCCTGTGTAGTTATACTCACTACCATCAATATAAATCGTTTTATTCCAGCCATTTACTTTATCAATCAAATAAAACTTTGGTTCTTGAATTCCATTAAATTTAGATTTGCCCCAAATTGCAAATATATAATCGCAGTTTTTTGAGTTATAAATAAATGTATCATCGCTTATTATATTATCTGCGCCGTTACCTTCATCTGTATAATAAATTTCATGTTTTGTTTTCTTTAATCCCTCTATTATAGATGTCGCTAAATAATCTTCTTTTTTACACGGATTTATTACTAATATTTTCATTTTTTGACAGAAGTTTTTTTGTTTTTTTCCAACCCCTCTGTTTATTGTGATCTACCCAACAAAAATTTACAATTTTACATATAGCGCCTTTTTCACAATTTTCTATAAATTGACCTTCTTGGCCGCCCCAAATACCATCTCCTTCGTTGTACTTATTATTTTTATTAAAATAACATATATCATTAAATTTATATTTATGATAGTGTTCTTTTGTAAAACCAAACATAAATCCGCCTATATTTCTAGTTAGTTGAACGCCTTCTTTTGGACCATTGCTAAATTGATTATCAACAAAAACACCGTTAGTTAGAGGACTATATATAGTATTTATACTTTTGGCGTCAGTATTAATATGATCGATGAATTTGTTTACACTATTATTGAAAATGATATCATCATTAGTATTGATTATGATATCACATCCATCATTTATAGCATTATAAATACATTGATTCCAAGCTCCTGTAATTCCTTCTATCGACTGATCTTCAATTTTAGAATATTTGACATTTGAATAGGTTAGTATGTTAGACGGATATTGACTTGCATTATCAATAACGTATATTATTTTATCGCATATAATAACATCATTTATTGAATTTACTAATTTTTTTATAAATATATCTCCATCTGGTCTAAGTTCATCTGACCAGTGCATAGCAACTGTAATTCCTATTTTCATTCTATTGTAACCGTGTTTATATTTTTAAATATATTGTAATAATACAAAACCAGTTTATTTAAATCATACAATTCATTAAATTTGTTTCTCATGTTCTCTACATAAAATTTTTGTAAATTAGAAAAATCGGAAAGAACATAGTCTATTTTTTCATTGAGATCTGAAAAATCGTGTTTGCATGGAACATATGTCTGATAAGGTACGTATAAATTTGGTATTGTTTCAACATGTGACATGTCTGGTTTAATTAGTACTGATCCAAACATAGCCGATTCTAAATCTCTCGGCGCAATTTCACCAAATCCAAATGGAGCTAATATTATTTTAGAATTTGACATTCTATCGTAATATTGATTTGTGGGTAGTCTAACTCCTTTTTCTAATTTTGTAACATTAAACTTGTTACTCAAATTATCTAATAAATTTTTTCTGAAGAAGTTGTAATGAGTCGATTGATTTAAATTATGTTCATATACATCTTTATGTGGGTACATAAACATTGCGGACACATCAAACTGCTTATTGTTAATATAATTTAACCACTGTGGTTGCATTGTAGATAACCAGTTAAACCCAGATAGTTTTATTTTATCAAATAAATCTAAATTTGGTAAAGCATATTCGCCTGATCCCCAATAAGATCTTCCATTTGCATATTTTTTTAAATATTCTGTTTTGTCTTTATAAAGAGTAGGTTTCAATAAACCAATCGCTGTTGATTGTGAAAAAACTTCATATGATCCAATTAACGTAGCCGCATCTTGTCCGTCAAATAAAAAATAAGGTTCTTTTATTGTTTTTAAAAACTCAATGCCTATTGACACAGACTCATCAAGCGATACTTTTTTGTTTACAAAACTTGCATGTCCCACAAACGCAAAATCAGCGTCACCATCTTTTACAAATTCTATGCCTACTTCTCTGAATATTTCATGCGCAAATAACAACGGACGAAAAGTAGTTTCGTTGCGATGTTTTTCTAACTCATATATTTTTACTTTAACCATTAAATTTTTTATTTTTCTATACAAATAACACCTTCATAATCAAATAGGGGCCGCGTGAAATTAGATTTTGGTTCGTGTCCAATATATCTTACTATTTCTATTTTATCATGTTGAATTAGATCAGTTATTGCTTGTTTGATTTCTGGAAATGCCCCATAGTCATCGTAAATAAAATGTTTTTTGTCACTTGATTGGAAGTTTAAAGATCTAATAGTGTCATTAATAACAGCGTCATATGTATGTTCAGCGTCAACTAAAAATACATCTCCATAGTTTGTAGGAAAAGTTGTTTTATAAACATCTTGCGCATAAAATTTAACATTGGGTCTATCGAAATTAAAATTTCTGGCCACATCAACATTTTCCAAATTAAATCCTATTACGTCTTTGAAAAGATAACTTAATACACGGGTTGTATATCCAATGTTAGACCCAATCTCCAGACAAGTTTTATTTTTAAATTCCTCTTTATTAAAGAATTCAAATAACTCACGTTTAAACTTGTGGCTGGTAGTAGTTTTATGTTGAAACTTATCAGGAATATTAATTAGTATTTCATCTATAGACATATCAAAATAATTTTTCATTTAACCGCATATCCTTTATTTTCATCCTCTGTAAAAAGTTTATTGTAATTTAAATTAGTCTGTCTTTGTTTTTCAATTGTTTTTTCGTGAATAATTGCATAATCTTTTTGCGGAGGTATAAATACATAACTTTTGAAGCCTTCTACTTTTTCATGTAATCTTCTTTCGTACCTAATGTGTGACAAATTACGATACAATCTGGATTGATAATCTGGGAAATTAATCATACCGTCATATAATCTCCATCCCCACATATTGATGTCTTGTTCAGTTACCCCAACAAAATAATTTAAACGTGGTAACCATAATACTTCATTGTTATTATTCGATTCAATTATTAAATCTATATTCTCTATCAATCCATCAGTTGGAACTTCATCAGCATCTAGTTGAAAGATCCATTCACCTTTACATACTTCTATACCATAGTTTTTATGTGCGCCATAATTTTTATCTAACTTATGTTGTTGGAAATTTACTTTTTCTTTAAATTTTTGTATAATCTCCAGAGTTTTTGGATTATCCGAATAATCATCAAGAAGAACAATTTCATGGTTATCTTTTTTATATTCTATTAACGTGGATAGTAATTTTTCTAAACTATCAGTTTCGTTATGACAAGTTACTAAGTAAGATAAAAACATATCAAACAATTTTTAGTTTAGGTAGAATAATTTTATTTTCAGTATTACCAGCTGGTTTTAATTTAGGCAGTACAAACTGATTCTCTACTGCAAACGAAGGTACATACTTATCTAACAAGTCCCACAGACGTTTATCCATAGCAGTAATACTAAACTTCTCTGTATTTTCTTTACGTAGAAGTTCTGCGTTTTTAGTAAACTTGTCACTTTTGCGTGCAAAATAAACTTGTTTCATTTTATCTTCAGCGAGTGAATATGATACTTTAAACCATTTACTTTCTTTAATAATCCACTGGTTAACTGATTTTCTATCAATGTCTACAAGATTACCTGGTAATAAATTTGACAACGTTGGATTTAAATAATCTAAATGTCCACTCCAATTAGAAACCAATAGAGGTTTTCCACTTAATGTGGATAATAAAAGGGGATGACCATATCCTTCGCCGTGTGTAAATGATATATGTGATATAATCTTTTCATGATTTAATAACGCATTCATTTCCGGTTCACTTAATTCACCGTGCAAAAGATAAACATTTGGCGCATTTTCTCCAATTTCATCTCGTACTTTTTTAATTTTTGATAGAATTTCAAATCTATCCACAGTAGAATATGAAGCTCCACTTGTTTTTACAATTAAACACGGTCTATCATTTGAATTGTTATTTTTAAATGCCGTACAGAATGTTTTTATTAAGTTGCCAATGTCTTTACGATCATTATATATTCCCCCATGTGTCCACTGGCCGACAAATAAAAATGCAGAGGATTCTTTAATTTGTGATAAAGCGAGTTCAACCGAATCAATTTTCTCATCTGTTTTCTTAAAGATATTTGTATCGGCTCCCCAAAAACATACTTCGATTGGTTTTTCAACTTGAACAGGAACTTGTTGTCCATTTTCGAGTTGTTTTGCCATTTTGACTTCCGTAAATGTTTTCTTGACATGATTTGATAGACCGATTGTTAAGTCCATTTTATTAACACCTTCTATCCAACTGCCTGGCGGAATGGTAGTTTCGATACCAGCTGTCATACCGATGTTGTATTTACCCACTGCTTGAAATTCTTCTGGAATTGTCAACTGCACGAATACGTCTGGCTGTTTATTTAGATTTCCTTGTAAAAATTTACTAGCTAGACTCTTATCTTCTGGATCAGTTAAATCGTCAAGAAAACGTTTGCTTTGACAATTGCCCCACCTAGTAGGTGCTATTTTAACATCAAATTTATCATAACGAATGATGCTTTTAGCAATAGATGTGGCCCAATCGCCATATCCACTGCGATTAAATACTGGTCCTGAAATTAGACATAATGGTTTGTTCATATTATTGATTAAATTGTTTTGTATCTCTTTCTTGTACCAATTGTGTGTATTTTTTATTTGGTGTAGGTACTCCTCCCAAACTAGTATATAGTGCTTCCATTTTACTCATTTGAACTTGGGCTATTTCGGATCTTTCTCCTTTTTTAACATCCGTACTACCGAATCCACCTTCGCCTCTATCTGTAGAATCCAATTCATTTACCAAAACAAATTTTACATCTTCTACCGTGCTTACTTTGAGTTGACAAACTTTATCACCTTTCTTATAAAGTTTATCTGAATTTACAGTTCCTTCAATTAGATTATCGGTTCTAATTTTGTAATCTTCTGGTTGCCATTGATATTTAAAACGCAGTAATACTTCTCCACGATAATCAGCGTCAATCAATCCAACACAATTAGCTAATGTTAAATTGTATTTACTAACACTACTACGAGGAAATGCTAAAATATCATAGTCGATATCAGTATAACCGAATCCACTATATACGCGTTCATTCTGTACAGCTAATTTAAGATTAGTTTTATATTGAATGTAATCTATTCGTTTATATGTACCATTATCATGTAGTTCTCCAACAATTTCTGGATCACTTGTAGCAACTACATCAAAACCAGTAGCTCTATCAGTAGCTTTTTTTGGTAAGTTTTCAACGTCTTGATAATCTTCGTTTTTTAATACTTGAATTTTCATGAAATGGTTTGTTTAATAGCTTCCAAATTTACAGCGTGTAAATCAAATCCTAGTTTATCGTTAGGTAATGATTTAATATCATAACCATGGTTGGTAAAGATGTCAAATGATTTAACTGGGGTAAAATTATTTAATGTGAAATCCATAGCTTTAATAAATTGATCGCACATGTTTTTACTGTTGATTCCTCCTTCATTCATTGCCCATTTACGACCTTCCATGCCATATTGCTCACGCTTTTCACTATTATGTAAATACCAATAAGCAATAGCATCTGCAATGTCTGTATAACTAACTAAATCATCCATGATATATGGAGTGGGAGGACTGCCTTGTAAATTTTGTACTTTGGTCCAAACTGGCTTAGCCCAAACGCCATGTTTCTTATATCTACCAGTAGTATTGGTACCAAATTCAAGATTAAATTCAACTGGTTTATCATCATCTGTAACAATTCCCAATTGATCTTGTAGACCGCCTGTTACTGTGGCAATAACTGGAGTACCACACATAATGCTTTCAGCGATACTTAGACCAAATCCTTCATTGGAACTAACATTGGCGGTAACATCAGCCAGATTATAGAATGCTACCATTTCTTCTGGCGATCTACGAGACTCGTCTAATACTACTTTATACTCTGGACACACCGCTTGAATCGTAGCTACAAGATCAGTACCAGCTTCACACACTTTATCGGTATGCATAATTAAAGCGCATTTTTTAGCTTGTTCTTGATCAATAGAAGTACAAAATGATTTAAATGCTAAAATTAGATTTGCTGGATGTTTACGATGTGCATTTCTACTATTAAATGCTACAATAAAATTGTACTCGTCGTTACCAAGCAATTCTTTCTTCAACTTTTCAACTGAAGAATCTCTTTTTGGAAGTGGTTTAAATTCGTCACTGTTAATACCATGTGGTACCAAGTGTAATAGATGTTTTCCTTTTACTGGCATATTAAACGTTCTCCTTTATTATATTTCCATTATTGTCAAAATCACCGTAGATACTAGTACAATTTTCCGGTCCTAGTACCCATTTATTAATATTATCTGTTTGTTTGCTAATAGCAAATAAAGCGTCACAACTTTTATAGAATGGTTTATTCCACATTGGATATGGTAAATCATCCCAGATATCCAGGTAAGTTAGTGGGATTTTACTACGAATTTGATGTTCGATATTATACAACCATCCCCAGAAACGAGGATCTGTAAAATGTAAAATTGCATCTGGTTTTTCTAGAGCTATAATCTGATATAGAACATCTTCATCGCCATAACCATCAACTGGATATAGTCTCAAATAGTTATCGGTTCTATTATTTAGTTTATCACAAGCGTCTTTCATATCTACAACTTTACCAGCTTCTGGATGTTTAATAGCACCAGCAATTTGCACCCAATCATAACTATGAAGTGTGCCTAATACCAATTCACGACTCATTGTAGCTACGCCGCTATGCATTCTTAGATCGTCACTTAATAATAATATTTTTTTCTTTTTCATTTAGATTCCTTTGATAATGAAAATGGAGCGTTAAAACTTAACTTTGTATTAATACTTTCACTAATTTCTGATTGAAAGTTAGAATCTGATAAATACCTCTCAAGACATTTATTAACGAAGTCTTGAAATGATACTTTACCTCTTATATTCAGTTCTTTAAACTGATTATATAATTCTTGGTTAAGCTTTACTGTTGTAACAAATTGATCCATAACATATGTACATATATATGTATGTACATATATCACATATTAATTATAATTTTGTAGCTTTACCATCACAGATTTTTTTATAATGTGTGCAGTATTTGCAATGTTTTTTACCATTACCTGGAACTTTTATATATTGATTATTTTCATTATAAGTTCCATCTGAATTGAATCCAAAATCTAGAAATTCAATAAAACTATGAATGCTTTCTTTAATTGCCGTGGGACCAGCATTTGGCTTGAATATTTGAATTCGACTTTGTGGAAAGCTAACATTTTCATATAGTTTACGTTTTACGATGAAGAATTCCACTTCGATGTTATTTAATGGTACATTAAACTTTTTGCTGTAAACACTTTTGTATAGATGTAATTGTGCAAGTTTACTTACGTCTTCTTTCATGTAACTATTCCATCCACTGCTAGATGTCTTAAAATCAATAATTTTATAGTATTCTTTATTTTTCTCTTTTAAGACAATGTCAATGAAACCAACAAATTCAACATTATTTTTAATCGGCATCTCTAATGGAATTTCAATACCAACTAGTTCATAATCTTTAGTAGAAAAGTATTTAAGTCTATTAGCTGATTTACAAAATGTATCGACGATATCATTGCCATCGAAAATAAAATCGGTAAACTCTTCTTCTTTTACATCTTTTACTTTTTTAATTTCTTCATTGAACTTATCTAAGAATAGTTTCTTTACATCTAATGCATCAGCAATGCCTACACCTTCGTTATAGAGCGAAGTAAGATATGTTTGAAATGCATGATGGATAGAAGTACCAAATGTGGTATTGATATTGTCATCTTTTACTCGGAGATTCTTGACATAATCCAGATACCATTTTTGTGGGCATTTTAAAAATGTAGAATATTGACTGAAGCTGACTCGTTTCTTTTTTATTTCTTTGATTTCTTCATTTGACATTCTATCATCTTAATGTATAATTAATAAAAGTCAACTTAAAAAAACTATATATTGTATATGAAGAAACTTCTAATTGCTCTATTGACAACATTTAATCTACACGCAAATGATCTATTTTTATATGATAAAAACAACGATGTAGAATTAAACGAGGTTATTAATAATAAATTAAACGTATTACCAACAATAATAGGTAAAACGTATACTATTACTAATAGTCTCAATATAAACACAACTAACTCTAGTGTGTCATATATATTACCATATCGTATTGCAGTGTATCATAAAGAAAACACGTCTACGTACTTCAATCAAACAAGTACTGAGTATGTTAATGATTTTAAATTGCCAGAGGTAGTTAAAGTAAAAGATGCAATGTTCAACTTTACAGTAAATGGCGAACTATATTGTGTTAGTGAAAGTACCAATATCAATACATTACTCACTACGTTATGTAGTGTAGCATTTGGTCAATCTACATTCTTTGTTAAATCTAACGAAAAGTTCACACATTTGTACGTAGTTAGTGGTACTGTGACAGCTTTGGATAATAAGTCTAAGAAGAAGAAAGAATTAAAATCAGGCGACTATTTGGTGGTTACCCCACAGATAATCATGAACGCTAGAGAAGCTAGTGTTACAAGATTGGGTAATAGTTTTAGTGTCAAAGAAGTGGAAGACGAAGAAAAAGAATTTCACTCCAAAGATCTTGATGTATTAAAATCCAAATTGGACAACACGTTATTTGTAAATCTCGGTCAAAATATTTTTGGATTTAAATTAAAATGAAATTAGATCATCTAGACTCGCTCACTGAAGACGAATTGGCAATGTTATGGTATTGTATAAATAAAACTGAACCACCTGTGTTAAATGGTATTGAATTGGAGCCTGAGGTATTTACATCCATTAAACACAAAAAGTTAATGGATCGATTGTTACAATGTGGACAACATGTAAAAGAAGAATATCATTCAGTTTTTGCTGGACTTATCAATAAGTTGAAGGTATAATTCTAAGACAGACTAAAAAAGGAGGCAATTATTTACCAGAACATTTTCGTTTCAAAGAAAGATAACATTATTCATTTGTGGGATGATACTAAAGGACATGTAACAGTTCCATATCGTCCATACGCATATCGCAAACGTGAAGGCGGAATGTATCGTAGTATTTATGGTGATGAATTAGAAAAAGTTTATAAATTTAATTCAAAAGACCCAAGCTTGTTTGAAAGTGATGTTCCAGCGGAAACTAGATTTTTAATAGATGCATACGAAGATAACGACGAACCATCTGAAGGACATCGTGTTGTATATCTTGACATTGAGGTTAGTACTGAAGGCGGATTTCCAAATGTAGAAGAAGCTGATAAAGAAATTACAGCTATTGCTATTTATGATAGTTTAACAGCTAAATATACAGCTTTCATCTTGGATAAAGAAAACAAGCTAAATGACTTTGTTAAAGAAAACGTAGAAGTACGTAGCTTTACGGCTGAAGATAGTCTATTGATGCACTTTCTGACCAAATGGGAAGAAATTCAACCCACTATTAGTACTGGTTGGAACAGTGATAACTTCGACATGCCATATCTGTTTCGTCGTATGAAGCACATTGTTGGGTCGAATAATGCAAAACGGCTGAGTCCAATTAAAGTTGCTTATATTAATGATTGGAATAAGAAAGTTATTGTTGCTGGGGTAACTCACTTGGATTATATGACACTTTACAAGAAGCTTAATATTAAACAAGAGGCTAGTTATGCTCTTGGAGCTATTGGTAAAAAGATTGTGGGTATGGAGAAGATTGCCTACAAAGGTAGTTTGGATGATTTGTATAAAGCTGATATCAACAAGTATATTGAATATAACTTGAATGACGTACAAATCATTGTAGCACTAGAAAAGAAGTTACAGTTTATTGAATTGGCTAGGGCTATTTGTCACAAAGGACACGTTCCATATGAATGGTATGAAATGAGTTCTCGTTTTATTGAAGGTGCTATTCTTATGTATCTGCGTCGTAAAGGACAAGTTGCTAAAAATAAATCATTGGATGGTCGTGACGAATATGAAACGCAAATGGAAGATAATGAACAAGGTTTTGAAGGTGCTTATGTTAAGGCTCCTATTCCCGGTCGTTATGATTGGGTCTTTGATTTGGATCTTACATCGATGTATCCGAATATCATCATCAGTCTTAATTTATCACCTGAAACTAAAGTAGCAGTAATCAATAAGATTGAATATGATGATTCTTATGTTGAAGATCGTACCAAAGAAATCCGTGAAGATTATGAGAATTTGGGTGATAGTGTTCAGAAGAAAACTCCATTTGCTCAATATCTTGATCAACGATTGTACGCATTTAATGCTCGGTTATTTGCTCAGAACAAAATTGGTAAATATCACGTGGGTTCTACTGTATATACAAATGAAGAATTTAAACAGTTAATTACACAAACTAATTTGAGTGTTGCTAGTAATGGAGTAATGTGTAAACAAGATAAGACAGGAGTTATTCCGGAAATTCTAGTAAAATGGTTCGATGAACGTAAAGATCTTAGAAAACTAGCTAAAAAACATGCAGATTTAAAAGAATGGGAAAAATATGAATTTTATGATGGTCGTCAAAAAGTACAAAAAGTATTACTTAATTCAATCTATGGTGTATTGGGTCTACCGATCTTTAGATTTTATGACAAGGATAATGCGAGCGCTGTTACCATAACAGGTCAAGATATTATCAAATCTACAGGTAAAGCTATTAATGAGTGTTTCAAACGTGCATTGGATGAAAAAGAAGGAGATTGGGTTATTTACACCGATACAGATAGTTGCTTTGCCAGTGCATTACCCATCATTAAAAAGAATATGCCTGATATTGATCTAAATGATGAAAAGGCAATGACTGAGGCTATTCTAAAAGTAACTGGTGATGTACAATCATTTGTCAATAAGTTTTATGATGTAATGGCAAAACGATATTTCAATATTGAAAAACATCGATTTGATGCAAAACAAGAAGTTATTGCCAAGACTAGTTTTTGGTTAGCTAAGAAACGTTACGCTCAGTTTATTGTTAACAAAGCCGGTATTGAATGTGATGAAATGGAAGTAAAAGGTATTGACGTAGTTCGTACTAGTTTTCCAATTCAATTTCGTAAGTTTATGCAAAAATTCTTGGATGATATGTTGCGCAAACTTCCAAAAGAACAAATTGACGTAAGCATTCTTGAATTTAAAGATAAGATGCCTACTTATCCTGTTATTGAGATTGCTAAGAATACCAGTGTTAAGTTTAAGAGTCAGAGTGGTGAAACTGATTATAATCCAAAGACTAGACATCCGTTTCAGTTTATGGATGGTACGCCGGCTCAAGCTAAAGCTGCTTTGGCTTATAACGATTTGTTAAAGATTTGGAAGTTGGACAAAGATGTTCCGCCGATATTCCATGGTCAAAAGATTAAGTGGGTATATTTAAAACAAAATGAATATGGTGTTGAGGGTATTGCTATGAAAGCTGACGGTACTGATCCAGATCGTGTTATTGCATTTATTGAACAATATGTAGATAGAAATGCTATGTATGAACAAGAACTTAAAGGTAAGTTGTTGGATTTTTATAATGTGTTGAATTGGAGTTGGCCAAATGAAACAGATGTTAAATTGGAAGAGTTTTTTAGTTTTTAATTATTATGAAAAAGTATAGAGATTTAGTAAATATACCCGAGGAGGGATGTTCATTGGAATTAAAAACTGGTTGTGATACTGTTGTTGCACGTAAATACGAACGTATAGTAATTGGTCAACGTGGATCATATGTAGAATTCACAACAAATCAGATATTATGTGATAAATTGTTTATTCCAAAAAATCAGTTGTATAGACTAAGTGATCCTAAAGTTTATTATATTGAATTTAGAACAAATGATAGTAGCAATGTAAAAGTATATTATCAAATGAGAACTGCCGCATATGCTGATTATAAAATTGGTTGTTTTTATATATCCCCAGATGATTTATATGTTAACGGCATTAAGTGTCTAACATCTGTAGACGATTTATGTAAAGCATCCGAAGAATTTTTCGATTTTAAAATGTAAATGGACAAAAATAGAATAGCAATATTAATTACAGGATTGCCAAGATTGACATTTGATGTAAAATCGAATATATTCGATTTCTTTATTAGTAAAGAATTGAAAGATAAAGTCGATTTATTTTTTTGTACTTGGTTTGATGATAATTGTAATTTTAAAAAATTACAAGAAGAAATGGATTTTAAGGTATTAGATGTTTCGACGCAATCTTTATACACCAATAGTTATTTAATTAAAGATTTTAACAATTTTAATAATTTTTGTAAAACGTATAAAAATGAAGATCCTTATTATATACTATATAGTTTACCCTATTATATAAACAGTTCACCGTTAAATTCTATGTATCAGATTTACCAAATAAATAGAGGATTTAATATAATAAAAAATTATAGTTTGGTTAACAATATTAAATATGATATTATTATACGCACACGAATCGATGTAGAATTTTTACATACATTTACACCTGATTTATATGATAAAACTATAAAAAGTAAAAACACTTTTTTTGGTAGAAATTGGACATGTGAGAAAACTGATGCAATTGGATTTTATAATTACGCCAATAATTGGGTTGACGATCTATACTTTCATGCTAATTTTGAATCATTTGAAAAAATTTCATCAATTTATGATGAATATTACGATTTATCTATAAAACATAATACGTGGATATCTCATGTTTTGTTATATCAATTTTTAAAACGTAATAATATGACTTTTGAAAAATCACCAATTAAAACGTTGGTAAGGCGAGATGGCGGTGGATGGGATATGACTCTGTTTAATTTTTAAATTTTATGAAAATAGCATTTTGTTTTTCGGGAATGTGTAGATCTATAGAAGAAACTAAAGATCAATGGTTATCTATTATGGATGGATATGACGTTGATGTGTATGGTAGTTTTTGGGATATTAATGATAAAAATGAATCTGGGAATATAGAAAAATTTACCGAAATATATAAACCAAAACAAGTAGATATTGAAAATTTTAAATCATTTGATGAAACCACATTAAATATGTTTCGTGAAAATTTAAAAATTCCATGCGACTTAAACGAATATACACAAAAATATGTGTACAATTTGAACGTTGTAAGTATGTTTTATAAAATATGGCGAGTAAACATGTTAGCTAATAGTCAAAATTATGATATAATTGTTCGATGTAGAACAGATTTGTTTCCAAAAGATAAAGTCGATTTTCAAATAAATGATATGTTAAATTTGCCAGTGGGATATACGTGGATTAGCCATTGGAAAAATTCAGGAGGACCATCTGATCTTTTTGCATATGGCAACAAAGAAATAATGAATTTTTACTCATCTATTTTTATGTACATGACTCATTATCATAGAATGGGTCATTATTTTTTTGTTAATGAACAATTTGTTAAATTAAGATTAGTAGAAAAAAATATAAAAATTAGATTTTTACCAATTAAAATGATGATTTTTGATCACTGGCATAATCATTTTGATCCAGCGTTTCAAGATCCTAGCTTTAAAGAACTTATTATGACTAGCACCGATTATTTACCGGTCGATCCAGATATTGAATATTCATTTTATAAAAATATATAAGAAATTTAGACGTTCTACATAAATCATCGGAGGATTTTTTTAATTTTACATTATAACCTTGACAAAAACAAAAAGATAGACTACACTTATAGAGTATGAAGAAACAAACAATTAATACATTTATCGACAAGTATTCTCTCAACGGAACCATTGAAAGCGTAAAATGGGTCATTGACAGTGCAAACAAACAAATCAAAACCGCTTCAATCAGTGATGATAAGAACGTACTTTCGTTCGTGGTTATCAAAGATAGTGCTGGTTTGAATGATGCTGAGATTGGCATCAATGATACAGCTAAGTTAAAGAAGCTTCTAAGTGTTTTGAATGACGAAGTAAATATCTCATTTAATATGCGTGAAGATAAGATCGTATCAATTTCTCTAACCGGGGAAAGTACTGATGTACAGTATGTTACAGCTGATCTAAGTGTAATTCCTAAAGTGCCTGAACTTAAGAAGTTACCTCCATTTAATTTGGAGATTCCTCTTACTAAAGAATTTGTTACTACATTCGTAAAAGCTAAGAATGCTTTGAGTGATGTAGATACTTTGACTTTTACCAAAGATAAGAAAGATAAACTAAAACTAGTTATTGGGTTTAGTAGTGTAAATAGCAATCGTATCAGTATAGATTTTAAGCCAACGGAAGGTAAAGATACTCTTGGTAAGACTATTCATTTTAGTGCTAAATATTTAAAAGAGATTCTAACTAGCAATAATGACTGTGAAAATGCAGTATTAAAGATCAGTGACGCTGGTATTGCACACGTTGAGTTTAATAACGACGTATTTAACAGTAGCTATTACTTGGTTGAAATCAAGAACGTTGACTAATATTATATGAACTTCTTTTCTGAAGAAACAGAAACACAGTCATCAGCTCACACTCTTTGGGCTGAAAAGTATCGTCCAAGTAATGTGGAGGATTATATTTGTGATAGTCATTTGAAAGACATTTTGAATGAGTTCATCAAACGAAAAGATATCCCACATTTATTGTTTCATGGCGGAGCTGGTACTGGTAAGACTACTCTTGCTAAGATTTTGACCAAGAACATTCCATCCGACGTAATTTATATTAATGCTAGTGATACTAACGGCATTGAAATGGTACGTACCAGAATCAAAGGGTTCGCTGGGTCTACTGGATTTCAAGCATTAAAGATTGTTATTCTGGATGAAGCTGACTTTTTCACTACCGAAGCTCAAGCAGCTCTTCGTAATCTGATGGAAACATATAGTCAGTCTACACGGTTCATTTTAACATGTAATTATGTAGAAAAGATTATTAAACCATTGATCAGTCGTTGTCAAGTCTTTGAGATTGAACCACCTACAAAGAAAGATGTAGCTGTTTATGTACGTAACATTCTTGACAAAGAATCGGTTAAGTATGAACTATCAGATTTGAAGATTGTATTGGATAATTTTTATCCTGACATTCGTAAAGTAATTAATTATTTACAACAGAGTAGTACTAGTGGTAGTCTTAAACTGGTCAAGACGCAGAATGCGAGTGTTGACTTAAAATCTAGTTTGATTTCTATTTTGAATGGTAGTAAAACAAATTCAAAAGCATTTAATGAGATCAGACAGTTGGTAGCAGATGCTGGAACAAAAACATTTGATGAATTGTATAGCGAATTATATGATAAAGCTAGTGATTTTGCTCCTGGTAAAGAAGTGCAAGTAATTATTGAAGTAGCCGAATATGTATATCAGAGTAGCATGGTTGTAGATAAAGAAATTACATTTATGGCTTGTATTGCTAAATTGATAAAAACAATCAATAAATGATAAAGAAAGTATCAAGTATAGTTAGTAGTAAACCAGTTATTCTGCCATCTGTCAAAATAAACGATGTAGGCACAATTAAATATATTGGTCAAAGCGGCACTAGCGGTTATGCTAGTGCCGCTAAAGGCTATTTAGCAGACTATGTATTACGTAATATATCTGTTAATTGGACTCAATTATTATTTGATAATAGCAACAATGATAGAAATTATTATGTAGACGCTTTGGCAGAAAGTGTAATTGGAATATCGTATGATAGTTACGATACTGTAATCTTACATAGTACTCCAGACATTTGGAATGATTTATTGTTAACACATAATAATAAAGTTAAAAATGTAGTTGGATATTGTACGTGGGAAACAAATAAGCTACCATCAAAGTGGGTTAGTTATATTAATAACGTACCGGAAGTTTGGGTTCCATCCATCTTTAATAAAGAATGTTTTATGAATTCTGGTGTGAATTCTAATATAAAAGTAGTACCTCATATATGGCATCATCAGAATTTAATTAATAAAGACAGTATAACCATATATGATCATGTAAGAAATGTAGTACCCAAAAACAAATATACATTTTATAGTATAGGCGAATTAAATTTTAGAAAAGGTATAGAAGATTTAGTAACCGTATTTGATAAATTTAATGATGATTATCCAGATACTCAGCTTTTAATTAAAGTTCATTACAGAGATTATCAACCCGTCAATAGACAGTATTGTATTAACACTATTAATAAATTAACTAATAAGTTGGGTACATCTATTCATATTATACTAGATAATTTAAGTAATAGGGATATATTAGGATTACATAGTTTTGGAGATTGTTATGTTAGTTTGAACAAAGGTGAAGGATTTGGATTAACTATATTTGATGCTTTTAATTATGGCAAAAAAGTAATTACTACTGGATATGGTGGTCAAGTAGATTATCTTGGTTTAGATTATGATGGATTGGTAAAATATAAAATAGATAAAGTAAGTGGTATGGAATCGTTTAGTACTAATTATTCAGTAGATCAAGAATGGGCATATCCGGATTTGGAGCATGTTTACGAATTAATGAAAAAATGTTATGATAATCAATTTTAACCAGTTAGACAAATTAAGAAAAAATGTTCAATTTTTGGAAGGTACATTTTCATTAGAAAAAGATCGTAATTTTTCTTGGATATGGACATCTAAAGTTGTAAATGGAATTGTTTCAAATATTAATGACATTACTATTAAAGCATTTAGTGAAATTGATAATAATTTATTTTACGATAATAATAGTATAGAAATTAAATCCAATTGTCTCAATATTATTAAACTTAACACATCTGGAAAAGAAGAATTCAGCTTTCGACTAGAAAACGCATTTATTCCGGAGAATGATAATAGAGAACTTGGATTGAAAATCGTAGGCATTTTAGTGGATGGAGAAGTAATATTTTAATACGAAATGTATACAAGTCCCACAAGAAAATATGACACGTTTATATCCAAAATCGCTTAACATAGAAACTACATCAATTTGCAATTTAAAATGTGTAATGTGTACTCAGTCAGCTGAAGATTTTGGAAGAGCTAAAGTTCATTTGTCCGAGAACACTTTGGAACAATTAAAACCGTATATATTAAATGCGGAATTTATACAATTGCATGGAATTGGAGAACCAACTTTAAGTCCATCATTCTGGAAATGTTTAGAAGTATTAAACAATAATAGTTGGTCATCTACTAATACTAATTTGGTGAGTTTATCCGAAGAAAAAATGATAAAATTAGTTAATTCTTCGTTAAAACATTTGAGTGTTTCTATTGATTCCCCTAATGTCGAAACATACTCTAAAATAAGAGGCGCAAATCTTAATAATGTAATTGAAAATATTAAAAAATTAATGTCTTATAAAGAACAATATAAGTCGAATTTAACAATCACATTAAACATGACATTAATGAGAGAAAATATTTTGGAATTGAAAGATGCAATAGATTTATGTGTAGATCTTAATATAAACATATTAGATACTTGGCCATTGAATAATTGGGAAGGTGAACAGTTTAATAGGCAAATTAGAAATTGGACTTTTAATTATGAAGATCAATTACCTTGGAAGTTTCAAGAACTATATAACGATGAAATTGATAAAATATCAATTTATGCAAATGAAAAAAATATTAAATTTACTTATCATAAAATATGAAACTTGAAATAAAAGATTGTAAACATCCGTGGGAGAATTTACAAGTATTAGCTACAGGTGAGGTAAGAGTTTGTTGTTGGAGTTCACAGCACTTAGGCAATCTTAATAAAGATACACTCAACGATATTTGGCTTGGAAAAACTCTTCAAGAATTAAGAGAATTTGTTAAATCTAACAAATTACACCGTATTTGTAATGGCGCTCCATGTCCATATGTTCAAGCATATATAAAGAATTAAGAATTTATACAATCTTTTAATTTTTGTATATCATTGAATTTAAATGGTTGATCTGGTACACGTCTACAAACATCTGGATACATATCCACACCCAATAATTCAACCCCACTTGTAATTAGATGTAATTTTGTTTGTTTGACTGTACATAACCACTCTAACATGGGTTTCCATTCAGCATAATGTGGACCGGTGATAATAATATTTTTAGTACCTGGAGATTCAAAAATTATGTTAAATGTTGTAGATCCTCCTTGTTGTATAATACAGTCTGAATTATTTACTAATTTTATTTTTTCAAAAATATTAAGATCCATTAATTCTACATTTTCAAATCCTAAATGTTCTATTTCTTTATAAACTTCTTTTTCGTTCGTCATATATCTAAAGTGATACCATCCGTTTTTTTGAGTATCCAATCTAGATATAAAATTATTTTTTGCAAATGTTCTTTTTACTTTTTTGCTTTCTTCAACTAATAAGTTATATAATTCGAATTGAGTGTCGCTCCATAACCAAACATCCTGAGAAGTATATGGTACAGGCAAAATTAACGTATCAATGTGATAAACTTTTCCCATTGTTAAAGGCAAAAATTTATCAAATAAATTATTATGTTTCAAATAAAAGTCAGTGATATCTTCAGCAAAATCACTTCTAAAACTCAATTTTTTTATAAAACTTTTATCGTTTACATCATTTGCATAATTTATTATGGGTCTTATTTGGCCAAATTTAACATTTGAGTTGTTTTTGCACATTTGGGGATAATACCACATTTTTGGATATACATCTGTTAAAAAATGACTGTAATTCCATTCTAAATAATCATAACAAAAAAATAATTCATCTACGTGTTCATCTATTTTTAAATTTTTAGATTCTTCGGAATATTCACCATATTCTATAGTAGGATTTTTTTCGTCATACCACAAAGCATTAGTATCAGGATGTCTATTAATGTATTTTTTAATTCTATAATTTTCACTGTATACTTTTATATTATTATAAACATCGTCTAATGTAAGCTTAGAAAAATTTGTTAAATCAATAATACAATTCTTCAAAATAAAACATTTATTTTTGTTTTTATAAATGTCTGGTATTATTTTTAATTCAGGAAACTTATATTGATCGAAATTCATGTTAATATGTATTAAAATACATTCTAGTTTACTATTTTTTATGAATAATTCTTTTAACGGGTGGTTACACATTGAGCAATTTAATTTAAATAAAGTTATTGATTTAGTCTTAACTAATGGAACATCAGAAACAATAAATTCAGATATGTGGTTAACTCCTATGATAGGGGATAAATCCGAATCGTTGTCTGTTTTAGATTTTGGGTGTGGAGTAGGACGTAATATTTTTGACTTTTCACAAAATTTTCAAAATTGGAAATTTTACGGATACGATAATCCACATATGCTAGATAAAGCAAATGAATATTCTAAACTAAAATTTAACAAGACTATCTATGATTATTCAAACATAGAACTTATATCGAATTGGGAACAATTAAAAAAAATAAAATTTGATTGTATATATGCCACTATTGTTTTTCAACATATACACGAAAATGATCTTAATTTATATTTACAAGATATCAAGCAAATGACTCATAGACTAATTGTATCCGGAAGAAGATTCAATGATGATATAATTGATGGTAAGTATAAAAATACATGGCAGATATTGGAAAATAATGGATTCTACCCATCAAATGCCAAAGAAATAAATTATAAAATTGACGGTGATCCCGAACAACATATAACATGTATATATGATCTTTGATTTAAAAGATTTGGAAATACAAGTTCTTAAAAAATTTGATTTGATTTATTGGACTATTCAAAATAATTATATAAAATGATTATAAATAAAAAAAATGTTTTAATTAGTATTCCTGTTAAAAACTGTGCGCCTTGGTTGGAAACCACAATTAAACAAATTATTAACTTGAATTATGATAAAGAAAACTTGTCTATTGTTTTTGTAGAGAATGATAGTGAGGATAATTCATTTGCCGTAATAGAATATTGTATACACGAATTGTTATCAAAATATAGATACAGATCTATAAAATACGAGAAAAAAGATATCGGATTTAAATTACCACACGAATCCAGACATGACTTTAGACATATGGATAAAAGAATGAATAGTTTAAAAACTATACGTAATTATATAGTTGATAATTATTTAGCGGATAATTGTTATATATGGTGGGTAGACGCGGATTATCAATATATCCCACCAAACTTTTTAAAAGAATCTGTAGAGTTTGGTACCGATATCATCATGCCACGTGTTGAAGTTAATGGTATAAATTATGATGGAATGACTCATGCATACATTGACGGCGTTGGTATTCCTATAGATGAAGTAGCAAAAAAATTTGATGATGTATTTTATCCAATGAATTTGGTAGAATGTGCTTCTTTGGTTTCTAGAAAAGTATTCGATAGTGGTATCAGATATGATAGTGGTCCTTTAAAAGGAAATGACGGTATTACTGAACATTATTATCAAGAAGGTCCACATTTTTCTCATAGAGCAAAATTAGCTGGATTTAAATTATACGGTTCATTAAAGCACGTAATTATTCATCAACCAATAAATGGTACTATACCATACAATGATTAGTTATGCATATAAATTTTAAAGATATAGAAGTTAAAGTATTGACTATACCAAGTAATACTTCAAGACTTGATCAATTTAAGCGTGTTTTTGAAGATAAGTTAAACTTCGATGTATATTATGGTATAACATTACCCAGACCATTAGGATGTGATATATCTTTAATAAAGCTGTGGAATATTATTAAACCACCGATTCTTATATTAGAAGACGATTGTTGTCCAACCGAATGGTTCAAAACTGAAATGAATGTTCCTGATGATGCTGATGTCGTTCATATAGGAACATCTGGTTGGGGAGTTAAAGATGGTAAATCTGAATGGAATAATTTATCTCTCTCAAAATATAACGATGATTATTATAAAATAAGTGGTATGACCAGTACACATGGTATGTTGTTTTTAACGCAACGATATTTAGAAAACTTAAAATCTATAGGTCAAAAATATCCTTTTTTATGTGAAGTTGGAGGAGTAGGAATTGATTATTTTACATGTCAATATCAACATGAATATAATGTATATGGTGTAGCTAAACCACTTGTTTATCAAAATGATCCATCTACTGAATGTATGACTAAATATCCTCTAGAAAATATTTATAAAAAATTAAAAGAAAATGTATGAATGTTGTTTGTCCGAATTTAAATCATATACCTGAGTCATTTTGGAATTACAAATTAAAAAATCAAAATATTAACATCACTATTAAATTCGGATATCCAAATACTTTTGAAGACAATGTTATTGTTACTGATACGGAGATTTTAAATCTGAATCAAGATTATAAGAACATATGTGGATGGATAATTGAGTCTTCTGATATCTTAGAACATTTTACAACTGGATATTTTGAAAAAGTAAAGAATAACTTGTACATGTTTAAAAAAATATACACTCACGATATAGATTTGTTAAATTATTCTGATAAATTTGTTTTTTATCCACACGGCGATTGTTGGATTAAAGATCCTAAGTTTAATAAAACCAAACTAATCTCAATGATATCATCTGGTAAAGATTGGATATCTGGTCATAGATTTAGATTAGAAATTGTAAAAAATATTTCTACTAAAATTGATTTTTTTGGCAGAGATACAAATCCTATTGATAGAAAAGAAGATGCTCTTAACGAATATATGTTTTCTATTGCAATGGAGAACTGTAAAAAAGATTATTATTTTACCGAAAAATTAATTGATTGTTTTAGAACAAAAACAATCCCAATTTACTGGGGATGTCCATCTATAGGCAATTTTTTTGATGTAAACGGAATACTTACATTTAATACGGTTGAAGAGTTAAAATCAATTCTACTAAACTTAACAAATGAATATTACTATTCAAAAATTAAATCAATCGAATTTAATTATAAAAAATCATTTGAATATGATTCACCTTTTAGTAATTGTCAGATATTTTTTGAATAAATAAATTTATTATAATTTTGATAATTTGTTTGTGGTCGTTCGTCTTCTATAATATATTCTTCTAAATTTAGTCCTTCAAATGACGTTGAGTTCCACGTGTAAAATTTTTTACTACACTTGTTTGTAAGTTTATTTAAATATTCAAGTCTATTATTCATTTCAATTTCTGAAATACAATAGTTTGAAATTACAAGATCATAATTTTCATTTATTTTATCAATATCAAAACATGATATTATATCAATATCTAGATCTGTTTTATTAAAATAATATTTTTGTAATTGTGTGACATTAGGTAAATCTATTATAGAATAATTTAATTTATGATTTTTCATTATATTCTTTAAATAAAAACATAATCCTCCGTATCCCCCTCCAATTTCAATTATTTTTATATCATTTTTATTATACCAATTTTCAATTTTCGATTTAATTAATAAAGCATGATAAATATATCTTAAATTTGACGGAGATATATGAAATCCTTCTATATCATAGATACTCGGATTTCCTATGCTGTCATTTATTTTGATTAAATCAGTGTAATTTTCGACATTAGAATTAAACTCATTTTCGATTAGTTTTTTATATTGCAATCCAAACTCATGAGATACATGTTCTAACATGTAGGTAAAATCACAATGTCTTTTGAAATTGATATCTATATTTGACAAAAAATTATTATAAACCAAATATGTATTATCTATTTTCATTTTAAATTTGTATCCAACTTTTTGGAATTATATTTTTAGAATCTATATCAGATTGATCGGAGAACCATTTTTTTGGTCCTACTACAGTTTTATTGTTGTTTTTATTTAACCAAGCGCTCCACCAACTAAATGTACTATTAGCAATTATGTTGTGGTCACATAAACTCATCAATATCAAATCAATCATTTCATCATTAAATATAGAATAATACGAGTTTGGATAATTTTGTTTAACAAATTCTATGTCATCTGATATGAATAAAAATGAACAATTCTTATAAATGTCCATAGCTTGTTTGTAGTAATCGTGTGTAAGAATATTGTATATATGATTGTGGGATAAATAATCACCTCTTCTTATATGAACCGATACAATCGGTCTTGGAATTGTTTTTATAAATTCCTCTATTTCATTTTTCCTGTATGAAAGATTATACAAATTTATAACTTCTTCTCTTTTATTTTTAAAATATAATACTGATTGAAAATAACCATCTAATAGAAGATTCTCCGAGTAGGGAATTGTATCATAAGAATGTTTTAATTCAGTATAATTGTTTTTGCAAATAAAATCTCTTGTTGTTTTAACATTTTTAAATATAGTATCTTTATATTTTATTGATTTACACCCCTGCATGGGAGTATAACATTTATCAAAATCAAATACAGCAATATCATTATTTTCCAATGCGTGTACATAAGTCGTTGATATTTGAAATAATTGATTACCAATTCCACCTTTTAAATTACAACTTATCATAACAGCTCGTAAATCCAACAACCTTCATTTGTATGTTTTGTGTTTTTTAATAGTTCATTAACTGCTTTTTTAACACCTGGCCAAGAATCCGAATCTGCCCAATAGTCATGTCCAGATAATATTCCATTTTTTTTAACTTTTGGTAACCAATGAATTATATCATTTTTTACGTCTTCATATTCATGAGAAGCGTCAATAAAAATAAAATCTATCGAATCGTCATCAAAAAGTTTTGAAGCTTCTACAGATGGTAGACGGAGATCGGTATAATAGTTTTCAAACGGAGACATATTGTTTTTAAATATATTATATAGATCTGATACTTCATCGTATGATTGATGTTCAACGCTACCATTCCAAGTATCCACACATATAAATTTTATGTCTTTTTTAGAATTTATAATTTCGACCACCATATATGCAGCTGATTGACCTTTCCAGCTTCCTATTTCAATAAATGTACTATTGTTAGGAAATCTTTTAACCATTTCTGAATACAACTTTGGATATGTAAAAAAAGAATTGTTAAATTGTGGTTCGGTGTATATGTGATTCATTTTTGTATATATATGGTTATACTTCATATCCATGACATCCGAATGTCTTTAAGTTTTGATTTTCTGGAAGTATTTTCTCTTTAGAAAATTTCAAAGCAACTTCAAATGGCGCAAACACGTTTCCGTGTTTTTCATATAATTTATGATTATGTACACATATTGTGTTGTCTTCGTTAACAGAATAGTGATTTAAGTGTTTGTAATAACATCCAAACATTGTTGATGCAAATGGTATGTGTTCAATATTGGGGGTATTTAATAATCTTTTACTTCGTAAACTAAATCCTCCATTTCCAACTCTTATGTGTTTATTGTCTGGGTCTATATAACAACTATCTGTATATGGCCAAGGCGCGCCTATATAATCATATTTCAAAAATTCATCAGTCCACAAATGTGGATTTATTACAAATCCATCGTGTTGAACAACCAAACAAAATTCAGTATCTACATGTTTATATAAATCGTATATCATGTAGTGACTATATGCCTCTATGGATGTTAAATGTCTACACTTTTCAATTTTTATGTGTGGATCAACCTGTATTTTTTCGTGGGTAATTAATTTAATTTCATTAAAATTTATATTTTTCGAACAATGTAGAATTGAATTTATAGACTCATTTAACTTTACTGAAGTAACGCATATAAGAGTAACATCTTTTAAATTAATCATATTAGAAAAGTGGGGTTTTAGCACAGTCGTTATATAGATGTGTGCTTCTTCCTGGGATACAACTTGCTATTTTTCTATTTTTAGCTCTCAACAACAAAAATGATTCATAATCCCAACACGAAGTTGGATTTAGTTTAAATCTTTCAATCCACACATTATAATCCGATTTCAATGTATCATATTTACATGCAAATGTACCTGTTGTAGAATTTGTAAATTTCCAATGAGAATTTTTAGTTAAAAAAACTATAGTTCTTTCGCCAATATCCGTAACCTCTGGGTTTGTCCAACCGCTGTATGAATACTTATCTGGATGGTCATATAAAGTAACGTAATCTGAATGTTGTAATCCTTCTTCAATCAGTTTATCAGATCCGATTTTATGTAAATAATCATCTTCTACTAAATATAAACTATCATTCGTGGTAAAATTATTTAAACAAAAATCTAATTTATTAATAAAATATGTAGATCTGCCTCTAACTTTATTTTCTATAAAGTTTATATTCTTTGATTTAACGAAATTTACAAACTCATTGTTTAGATTATCACCCAACACATAAATTTGATCATCTTTGAAAATTTCACATAAATTATTGAAAGATGTTTTTTTACAGATTTTACTGTTTGTGTTTTCACATATGGACAATATTATTCTTAACATAACTATTTATATCTATATTTATAAGTATATGTCTAAATTACGAGAATTAGGAGATCTTGGCGACAGAATGATGCAAGGTTTACCTTTTGCACAAGGAGGAGCTGTTTCTGGTGCTTCTGATGTATCTACATTTACGAGTCCTGATGTATCACAAGATCCGAGTAATTTTGACACATTAACCGATAAAAGCAAGATTACCGTTAGTTCAAAAGATTCAATGTCAAAAGTAACACCATTTGGTCCATATACTGGCCAAAATCCAAGAGATTATGTGGGAGATGTTGAAAAAATCAAATACAAAGTAACTCCTGATGAAATTATCATGGGTATTGATTATGAAATGAAGAAACTTGTACTAAAAGATAAGCAAGTAGCCAAACAAAACGTCGTGAATAATCTAAAAAATGACCACCAGTATTATAGCAAACTACATATGTTAGATATTGAAGATGGAAAAGAAGAAAAGAAATCAGAAGAAATAACTGATTATCGCACACCACAAGAAAAAGCTATTGCTGAAATAATGAGAGATTTGCACGAAAAGAAGAAACAACGTAGAAATTGGAGTTAATATTTATTATATATGAGAAATTTTGCTAAAGACGGACCACCTCAATATCGTAAACCAGATCCACTTCATAAAGGATGGCATTATATTGGCGATGGTAAATTTCACGATCCCACTTTGGGAAGTGATGCAATGCGAGGTCGTAGATGGATGATTGATCCAAGTGCGGGAAACGGTAAAAGCTTTTCAAAATTTCAACAAGGAATGAAAAATGATTAATAATTTAGATAAATTGTCAGGCGGCGTAGGTGATAATACTCCTACAACCGAAGTAGATCCTATACAACTCTCTACCGGAATTCAGATAGAAATGGAACATACAAACGATACTGAAATTGCGCAATCTATCGCAATGGACCACTTAACAGAAGATCCTAAATATTACAGTAAATTGGTTGCTGCTGGATTAGCTAGTGAATTTAAACCTTCCACTGGTTCTGGATTAGGCGATACAAATCAAAGTATTAATGATAAATCTAGAGTTGGTAATAAAGGTTTACAAAAAGGTAATATGGGTGGGACTATTGGTAGTACATCAAATGGACAAGTAGATGGTAGACGCAGTGAACCTATTGTAAATAAGACCATTGATATCGAATTGGAAGGTCAAACTTTTAATAGCTTAGAAGAAGCTATGTTAGACGAAAAGAAAAGAAGAAAGAAAGGCAAAGGTAAAAGAAAACCAAAACCAACAAATCCTGCTTTATGGGCTAGAGCCAAATCCGCAGCAAGATCTAAATTTGATGTTTATCCCAGCGCTTATGCTAATGGATGGGCCGCTAAATGGTACAAAAGTAAAGGCGGCGGATGGCGAATGAGTGAAGCTTATCCAACTCAAGCTATGGAAAGTTCATTTCCATTAGACGGAACAATGGTCGGATCTGGTACAAATGGCAGTGGATATGATTTTGTGGGATATGCAGAAAATAAAAAAACTATGAATAAACAACAACTAAAAGAAGCTATTAAACGAATGATTCGTGAAATGGAACAAGACGATGTTAATGTAGATGCAGAAAAAGAATCTGTGACTATCACATTGGATCGTGAACTTGCTCAAAAACTTCACGCTTTATTAATGACACAATTGGCTCCGGCCGGTGAAGATGCTGAACAAACACCAGCTGGACCAGAAGACGCAAATGCTGTAGTACCAGCTGAAGACGATACAGAAGTTACCGCTGCTAACATGAGTAGCGATCAATTGCCTATTAAAGCTGGTGAAGAAAGTGGCGAATCTGTTGATGATATTACATCTGATGAATCAGATTCAATGGATGAAGCTAAAAAGAAATGGATACAAAAAGCCATTAGTAAACCAGGCGCTTTGAAAAAACAACTTGGTGTATCTGCTGACAAAAAAATCCCAGCTGGTAAATTAGCCGTTGCAGTAAAAAAAGGTGGTAAAGTGGGTCAAAGAGCTCGATTAGCAATGACTCTTCGAAAGTTAAAGAATAAGTAATATACTTATATGCCTCTTTTCAAGATCAAACGTACTGGACAATTGGGGTTTTTCTCCGATAAAGCAAGACCTTCATATGACATGGGTAATAATAAAGTTTATTACTTCTTAAAAATAGTAGATCCTATCAAAACGGATTGGGAGATTGCTACATTGCCACGTTACTATGTGTTTACAGGTGATCAATCTAGATATTCCGCCTCTGAGTTGTTACCAATACAAACCAAAGACTTGAAAAAGGCACAAAAGAATAATACGTTGGATAAATTGATGTCTACCGATACAATGAATGAAAATGCGGAAATGTCGCAAAGTGATATTACGAAGATTATTGATTATAGTGAAAAGTTACAATCGATGTTTGATGTAAATGATAACTTAGAAGATTGGGTTAAAGCTAAGTTGAATCATGCATGTGACTATGTAGCTACAGTACGTGATTATTTGAAGTTTTACCGTGATGAAAAAGATGCTGGTACTACCGATGATCAAATAGACGAAAAGTGGACAAATAATTATAAGAAGAGTATTAATTGCAACAATCCCAAAGGTTTTAGTCAGAAGGCACATTGTAAAGCCAGAAGACTGAGACAAGCTGGTAAACATACACAAAGTAAACCCGTAAGAGAAATATATGAAGCTGTTGTACGTCATATGTTAAAAGAATTCGATAGCAGCATGGCTATGGGTGCTTTGAAACAACTTAACAGTGATGCTAAAGAATTAGATCAAATGTTGCAACCAAATACTCAATTGGAAGATTGGGTAAAAGCTAAGTTGAACTTGGCCGGTGAATACTTGGACGATGTGTATCACCACCTAGATCACTTTGGTCCAGAAGGTAGAAAGTTTGACGAAGTAAAAGTTGCAAACGATATTGAAGAAGGTTGGAAAGACTGGCTTGCTGCTGGAGCTATTGGATTAGCAGCAACTACTGGTAAAGTAGATGCCGCCAAAGTGAAACAACCATCTAATCCAATTGTACAAACTGCTACAAAAGATTCTGAGACTTCTTTTTTAAACAAAAAAACAAGTGACTATGTAGGTCATTGGGAAGGTAAAAAAGATACTGTTTATAAAGATAGTGCTGGTTTGCCTACAATTGGAATTGGTCACTATCTAAATAATAGTCAAGAAGACCGTCAATTATTTAAAGCTTTATTTGGAGATGCTGTAAATTATGATAAAGTATTAAATGGTCAACAAAAGCTCACAGATGATCAAATTGAAAAGTTATTTAATATGGATGTTAAGATTAAAGAGAAACTCGCATCTAAGAAAATTAGTAATTTTACGAGTTTACCAATATCTGTTAAAAACGCAGTTATAAATGCTTTGTATAGAGGAGACATTGGACCAAAAACAATTGGATTGATGAACAGTGGCGATTGGGCCAATGCGACAAAAGAATATTTGAATCATAAAAATGCAAAAAGTGGCCCATCTCAAATTCAACGAAGAATGAAGACAAATGCATTAGCATTTGCTCAATACGCAAAAAATAAGAACGAATATATAACGCAGAGTGATTACGTAATTGGATAAGTTATGAATGAATGGCCAACTGTGCCTATGGGCAACTTACAAGCTATGATGGTAATGCGTCAACAGAGTGCGCCTACGCCATCTATTAATGGTTTTGATCCATATCAAGCTATGTTGAGACGTAAACAATCAAATGTATCTGATGAGAGCGGGTATATTAATGCGGATGTACAACAATATGACGTTAAAGATATTCAAGCGTTAGAAGAGTTTTGTCAACAATATGGAATCATGGGATTTAACTTTGGTAAGATGAATCCCAAATCAGCATTGCGAATGTTGAAAAATAAAATGGGAATTGTAGAAAAAGTGAATAATAAAAAAATATTACTAGATTAGTTACATTGTATTTATTTACATGTCTGTTATATTAATTGAAAAGAAAACCAATCCACTTTTAGTTAAATTTAAAATAGAATCTTGTATCAAAGACGAACCATCTTTGTTTATTTGGGAGGATCCGATTTCTAAAAATATAAGACATGTAGATGATGTATCTTTAAATCAAAATGTCGAATACTACTCGTCTATTAATAAAAATCTATCGTTTTTTGAAAATGGAATTACATTTAAGATTGTTTCTTTAAAAGATTACAAATGTTTATATAGTTATGATTTTAAAAATTTAAATTTCATATCGGGTAAAAACATTTTATATATATCCCAGAATAATTATTCCGGCTACAGCTATGCCGCTAGAAATTATATCTATCAATTATTGCAAGCTGGTTATAATGTAAATTGGTCCGATGAATTTACGCAATCTGGTTTTTATAAACCCGTTAATAAAGAAGAGGAATTAGTATTTAATTGTTTAAATAATAAACTAAATGCCGATTCTGTAATCATCCATCAGACTCCAGAATCGTGGAAACATATATTTAATAAAATTCCCAGAGGTAAAAAAATATATGGTTTAACAACTTGGGAAACTACACGACTACATCCTACATGGGTAGACTATATTAACAATAGTGTAAATGAAGTAATTGTGCCGTCTAAGTTTAATATAGAAACATTTAAACAAAGTGGCGTAAACAAACCATTGAATTTGTGGTATCATGATATATTTCCATTTCAAAAATCAAAGATTAATTCGATTGATTTGTATAAAAAATTTGTTCTTTTTAACGGCATAGAATTTACAATCAATCCGATATTAATTAAAAGTTTAATAGAACGAAATACAGTCTATTATAATATATCTCAGTTTAATTACAGAAAAAATTTAACTCAGGTTATTAGTTCATTTTGTAAGAAATTTACTAACAGAGACAATGTGTGTTTGTTTGTTAAAACGTATTTGGAATATTTTAATAAAAAAGAAACTGATGCTCTAAAATATAAAATAGTTGAACTAACCAGACAATTTAAAGACTTGCCTAAAATTGTATTTTGTTTTGAAAATTTAAACAATGATGAAATTGAAACTATTCACAGGTTTGGAGATGTATATTTTACATTGAATCGTGGAGAAGGATTTGGATTATGTACGTATACAGCGAAGAAGATCGGCAATAGAATTATCTGCGGAAAGTTTGGAGCTGAAAAAGAATTCTTAGACGATACCGATTTATTATTGGATTATGAACTGGGCCTATCGGATAATTTGGATGATTTTAACAAATTTTATATTGGTCATGGACAACAATGTGCGTTTTATAGTACAGATCACGTAGTTTCAAAATTACAATATTATCAAAAAACAATCAAAGAAAACTTATAATCTATCGTAATGAAAAACCCCTCGTTTGAGGGGTTTGATTTTATTGTTCTAATGAAAATTTTGCTTGTTTTAATTCTGGTGGTAATAGTTCGTTTAGTGGTTCAAGACAGTTAACGCAATATGGTATATTAATTGGTACCAAAGCGTCTTTATCTGTACCAGCGAGTATTTTACTTACTTTTCTAAACATAACGCCGTTTTGAAAAACAGCACCTTGACATTCAGTACATTGCACTGATTGCGTGTCTTTTAGTCCAAAATTAACATTTGGAGTTTGATTCATTCCTTGTATTTTATTATTAAACATAATTTATATTTTTTTTCTTTTTTTGTAATCTTCTAACGCTGCATTAAGTGCCTCGGTAGCCAAAACACTACAATGAATTTTTACCGGTGGGAGGCCACCCAACGCAGTAACAATATCATCATTGTTAAAATTTTTCTGAAGTTCTTCTATAGTACGACCTTTTATCAGTTCTGTAGCCATACTGGAAGCAGCTATTGCACTACCACAACCAAATGTCTTAAATCTAGCATCAGTTACTGTTTGTGTATCATCATCAATTTTAAGAGTGATTTTCATGATATCCCCACATGCGGCGGCGCCTACTTCACCAATAGCATCTGCATCTTTTATATCGCCCATATTTCTTGGGTTCATAAAATGATCCATTACCGTTTCATTATATAATGTATAAGAGTCACTCATAGTCCGATTTGTTTTAAGTCATTTTTAACCATCTTATCAACCAGTTGTTCAAATGAAATTTCTGGTTTCCATCCTAATTCTTTTCTGGCTTTGGTGCTATTACCTAGTAATAAGTCTACTTCAGCAGGTCTATAAAACTTAGGATTGATTTTAACCAAGACAGAAACTATTGGATCATATTTAATTGCATTTTGTGTAGTGATACTAAATTCGGCGGATTCAGCTTGTCCGTGCCATACACCTTCAATATCAGCCGATTTAAAAGCATACCACACAAATTCTGAAATGGTGTGTGTTTCATTGCTGGATAACACATATTCATTTGGAGATTCTTGGTTTAACATTTTCCAGATACCATCAACAAAGTCTTCTGCATCACTCCAATCTCTTTTGGCTTTTACATTACCTAGTTCAATTGGTTCAAATGATTTTCTCTCAAGAATTGCTTTTTTGATTCTAGCTACTCCCTTGGTAATTTTTCGAGTGACAAATTCTTCACCTCTTCTAGTTCCTTCATGATTGAATAACAACCCTTGTACAGCATACAAGTTATAACTTTCTCTGTATACTTTAACTAATTGTCTAGCTGCAGATTTACTAGCACCATATGGACTACGAGGTCTTGCAGGATGATTTTCATCTTGTGGAATGTATGCAACATCACCGTATTCTTCACTGCTACCCGCATTATAAAATCTACAAGATGGCTTATGTTGACGAATTGCTTCAAGAATATGAATTACACTAGTAGTATTACATTCCCATGTTTGAGCAGGAAAATCCCATGATGAACCAACAAATGTTTGCGCAGCTAAATTAATAAAGTAATCTGGTTTTAACTTTTCTACTATCTTGCTAATACTATGTGCATCACTCAGATCAAAGTTAACTAATTTAAATCTGGGGTTGTTTTCTAAGTGTCTAATGTTTTCATGATTTTTAATACTCAGTCTTCTAGCACCTCCTACTATAAAACAGTCTGTTTTATCAAGTAGATAATCTACCATAAAACTTCCATCTTGTCCAGTTACCCCCGTAACAAATACAACTTTTTTGTTTTCCATAAAAGGAACAACATCATTAATATTATATATATCCATAAAAAATTTCATTAATCTTCGTCATCGTCGTCTTCTTCTTCATCTAAATAGTCGTCGGAAGGATCTTGGTTAATATTATATTTTTCTTTAAATTTTTGCATATCTTCATTTGATATTTTTAATAAATGAAGAACTGCTTGCATAAAAAATATAACATGTTCTTTGGTGAAATTGTATTGTTTACAATAATCCACAACTTTATTTGCTAATTTTAATATTTTTGTTTGTATTTTTTTATTAATATAAATTTTATCAAATGTCTCTCCACCTTTTTGTATTAACCCTGGTATATCATTTTCTTGTAAAAACGTTTTTGTTTTTGCTTTTATTTCTTTATTGATCTCTTTTTCAAGATTATTCGATTCTGGAAATTTACTTTCCAATTTTTTACGAATAGATTTTATCTCAGATGGTTTTATTTTTTTAGCAATATTGAATGTTACTAATATTCCATGCTTTGACAATAAATGTTGATAATTATCCATTATTATTAAATATAATTAAAAACGTTGTTTCAATATTTTTTTGCTATCTTGTAGTATATCTGGATCAAATACTTTTGGACCTTTACTAATATATCCTTTTCCACTTGTAAATGTACAGTTATAACACAACATACGAATATTTTCTATTTTATGATTTTTGTTATTGTTGTCCTCAAAATTTAACAATAATGGAATTTTGCCATCGGTAATTCTACGCTCATGAAATCCACATTGTTCACATTCTAATTTTTTGATACCGCTTCTAATAAGTTTGTCTTTGAGTCTGTGAATTGGAAAATCTGGATGTTTTCCATCAAGAATATCATTGATTGGATACTTTCCGACATGCGGATTACTCAAACTTCTAGGAGCGGTTTTTCCTTTTTCAATTGGCCATCCTTTTGTTTTATGAATGCCATATTTTTTTGCATAATTTTTAAACGTGTTATAAGTAATTCCTAACAATCTAGCTGCAAATTTTGCAGACGGAGCTCTTTCTTGTGCTTCTTTTATTTCAGATTCAGTTATGGGTTTACTATATCTACCCATGGCCTGTCTTTTAGGATATATTTGATCCGCAAATTGTTTTTCTAAATGTGGTATAGTAACACCTTTATTGCGTAACTCTTTAAACGCTTCAAGTTCTTTTCTAACATCTTGTCCAATCTCACTCAAAGACAATAAATGTTCAACTTTAGCTTTTAAAGCATCCAGTTCTTCTAACTTTTTTACGATTTGTTGCTGATCAAATATATTGTCCATTAGTGTTTAGATGAAGATAGTGGTTCTATTGCTAGATCTACGTCTGTAGAAGCATAAAATATTTTACGTAACATTTCAGCTCTACCAGGAAATCCAGCATTTAAAAGTACTTTGTATGTATTAACAATTTTTTCTTTGCTATTTTTTCTTTTTAAACTTTTAACAAACATGATGGGATTGACAAGAAAATCTTCTTCTGATTCTAATTTATCAATCTTATTTTCAATACATCTAGTACACGCTTCAATGTGTGGATCATCGAAGATTTCTTCATTTACACTAACAGTCATAGACCAGTTAGCTGATTTTACTGTGTATTTATTATTGTTTTTAGACATAATTCATATCTCCGTCATTAAGTAAATCTAGGTTGGCTAACTTTTGATTTACACTGTTACATACTTTTTCTTCGACTGTGCCTGACACAAACACAATCTTCTGTATACTTTTACTTTTTGCACTGTCACGCCATACTCTGCCAGTTGCCTGTCTCATATTGACAGCTGAGTAAGACGGACTAATCAACGCTAAACGAGGATACTTACCAGTAACATCATGTAAACTCAAACCAGCACCCCCCGCAGCGAGATTTATCAATATAACCCTTTGTTTATCTGCCTGAAAATCATCTATACTTTGTTGACGAGTCTTTGCATATTTTGATTCGCCGTTAACAATACATTTAGTGTTCAATCGTTGACTAAGTGCTTCTATTGTCTCAGTGAAATTACAGAACACAACAACGCTCATATTATTTTCTAGAGCGTCTTCGACCATTTCAACAAACAATGGTACCTTAATCATTTCTACTTTTTGTCTCGCTCTCAATATTGCTGTTAGTTCTGTTGACTTTTTATCTTTCTTGAGTAATTTTTCAATCTTCAATAACTCAAGTTGCATTTCTTCATAAGCTGAGTTAATTTTGTCTTGGTCTTCTTTGTCCATTTCATAACATTCAGCGATAATTTGACTTTCTGGAAAGTTGGGAATGGAATCACGATTAAGACGAACGCCTCTATTAACAAATATGTCATGGCTTAGTTTTTTTAAAGCATCTACATTACCACGAAACTCCATTCCAAATCTACCTTTTACAACACCGTGAGCATATGCCCATTCATAATACTGTTTATTATTCTTAAACAATTGAATACACTGTCCTACTGTACGTAGTTCAAGTGGATTAGTAGCCATAGTAGCACTACAAAACAGCATCTTGTAACCTTGTTTGAGTGCTGCCATACACATTTCACTATTCTTGGTCTTGGCATTTTTTAGTTTTTGTGCTTCATCCCAAACAATAAGTGTGTTTTTGGGTATTTTCCAAACGAATTCTTTGCGGTGGGTATCTCTACGTTTTATATATGATGCAAATATATTATCTGTTTTACCAGTACGTAAAGATTCATAGTTGGTAACACCTACACATTTACCCCATAACTTAAAATGGTTTTTAATAACCCGTTTCCAACTTTCTTTAACTGCTTTAGGACACACAATCATTATGTCCATATTCAATTCTCTAGCAACAGCTGTGGCAGTATAAGTCTTGCCAATGCCTACATCACTTCCATCCACGGCAGCACCCCATTTTTTTAGTGAAGATACTATTTTACCTACAGCATCAACTTGCCATGGACGCAATCCATCTGGAGTTTTGACTTCGTACAATGGCAAAGTTTCGTCTGCTTTTTGTTTGGGTTTCTTTGGATCTTTGAATAATGTTGGATTATCATTGATTTGTGTTAGAACCCAGTTTTGTTCTCTTTTAACGACACCGTAACCTTTACTTTTCAATGCCAATTTGTTTACTTTCCAGTAAGCAAAAAATTGATTTAGATAAATAGGATCAATTACCCATTCACGTTGAAATGTTACATCACCGTTTTTTTCGATTTGAACTGGATCTGACCACTTGATATCCAAGTTAATCATAAAATTAATCCCCCATTTCTTTACGATATTTCAAATTTCTAGCCAACTCATGTATGTTGGTACGAACCATTCTGCCGTCTTTCTTTAGAGATCCCATTTCGAAATGTTCACTCATCATATTGGTAAAATTTACTCCTTGACGATCATCGTCGCCATGTCCGAGACATTCCATCTCAAACATTAGTTCTTTACGGGTTTTACGAAGTTTTGTTCTACATAGATTTTCTAAATAACTGACCACTTCGTTTGCGTCAGTAAATGTAACCACTTTGTCTATTGTTGTGTCATTGATATAGTAACTCATATATTTCTTATATTACTATATAAATATATAATATACAACACTATTTAATATTATAATGTTAATTAGAAGATATCGGCACAGTCGAGTAAATATTACGTTCCGTTTGACTGCGTATGGTTTCAAAATAACTAATCAAATGATTGATTGTATGGTCAGCAATTGCTTCTAACCAATCTTCAGGTTTAAATTCGGTTGCACTTATACCGCCATGAATAGGCTTCAAGTGTCCATCTTGAAACTCTTGTCTTAAAAAATTGATTAAATCTTTTTTAAGTTCTTGTTTTTGATCAATTACAAATATTTCACTCAATTCTTCTTTGTAACTTACTCTTACGGGAGATTGACCTTTACTACCGCTACCTTTTTCACCTCTACCTGCTTTATTTTGAGCAGACTTTTTTCTTTTAACCCAATTAGCAATTGCTTTTTTTCCACCTTTTGTTCTTAGTCTAGCAACATACTTTTTACCCAAACAAGCACTGTAACTACTTCCTTGTTTAGCATCACCACATTTACCGGCTTTTTTGCCACTACTATCATATCGATCCCAACCACCACCAGAACTACTGCCTGCTCCACCTTTGCCAAACCAGGCACGTAATCCGCCGGTATAGGCTTCCGATAAAAATTTATTGTATTGATCCACGACAATAAATATCAACTAGATTCGTTATTTTTATTAAAAATGTAACCTAAGTTTGTAAAAAACTTTTCTATTTTAGCTTTGTTGACAGTTTTACTTTTTGTTTCAGATAGATAAAATTTGATTTTTGTATCATCTAAAACGACTTCGTTTCCATTGATATTAACAGTGAGGTTTTTGTTTTTTTTCATATCAACACAAAAAATATATAATCCGTTAAGATTATATATTTGTATATTTTAAAATTGTGTGATATTTGTTTAAACACCCATCAAAAAATGTTCCCAATCTTTGTGCTTTGCTTCTTTAATCAGAGCTGATACTGGAATTGGTTGTGGAATACTTGGTTGTTTAATCAACTTCAAACCAACTTCTGTATTCAGTCTATTACCTTTCTTAGAATTAATATCACGCGAACATAATACTAGATTGGCCCAACTATCTTCACCACCTTTACTACGAGGTAGAATATGATCGACTGTAGCTGAATTGCGATCAATCTTTTTACCTGTATATTGACAAATGCCATTATCACGTGTATAGATTGCGTCTTTGCTGGGTTTTCCTCTAAATGACTTTACAGGCATTTTATTGAAATTAACAGCGATGATCACAGTTGGTACACGTACAGACATATGAGCTGAATTGATAACCAAATCCCACGGTCGAATAGGCAGTTTCAACCATTCTGTCCAACTGATGGGATTCATATTCTTGGGAGCGGAAAGATTTGGCTCTCCATTCTCAAGCAACTCGTAATCAATGTCCAACGCCAAACTAGAAGACTTACCATCAACTTCACCACCACAAAGATCAACAATTGCATCTTTTACGGTTTTGAAACCAATTGGTTGCCAGTTCGCATTTAGATTTAAACAGATTAATTTATTAGCTATTGTGTTCATAACTATGCTATAACTATACACCTTTTTTTATAAACGTCAACACATTTTCTTCTGGTTTTAAACTTTCATCCAATCTACCCTTGACAATTTCCAGATTACACATAAACCATTCGTTCTTGATCTCGGTAGCAAAGTATCTTAACTTTTCAGCTATTTTCTTTTCAGCGTCATAACAATCTGGATGATGAACATAATATTCAATCTTATAGTTACGCAGTGGAGAAGATGTTTGATATGTACGTAATCGTGATTTTATATCATTAGTAACTCCTATTTTTATCCAACCTGGGAAGTTACAGTTACTAACGATATATACGTATCCCTCTTTATCTCTAGATGATTTCATCAGCAAGTCCGTACTTAATAGCATCTTCCGCATTTAGATAAAGATCACGTTTTAGTAATGTATTCAGTTCATCTTCGGTAAACTTGGTATGTTTCAAATATATGCCTTTTACAACTTTCATTATCAAATCCATATTTTGTTTTTCATCATTGAAGTCTTCGTATGTGCCTTCAAACCAACTTCTTACTTGATGAATCAATAAAATGGTATTTTTACGTATGTATCGTTTATGACAACTTACACTAATTAGTGTAGAAGCACTTGCTACTAATCCTTCTGCATATGAATGAACAGGCACTTTGGATGCTTGTATTCTATCTACAATACTTAAAGCACCGAATACTTCTCCACCATCACTGTTTATGTGCAATTTGATATGTGGAGTTTCTTGTAGATCAAATGTAATTTGTGCTATTAGTAATTGTCTAGCTAGATCACTTAGGGTTTTGTTTATCACCAATGCAGATTCTACATTTACATCATTATAAAAGTACAACTCGTTATTGTCGATGACAGATACGAATTTTTGTTTATCTTGTGATACATCAGATATATCATCGTGGTTGAGCATTAATTTTTTGGTCATATATTTTTTAGTATGGTTCGTAACTCTTCGTCATCAACGAAATTAAAATCATTTTTATTTTTGGCTAAATCTTTATGTAGTACTTCTACAGATCCATCATGGTTATAACCAACGTCAATAGTATTTCCAGTTTGTTCACAAATATAACCAGATATAAATGTTGTATAATCAATCACAGATTCTGTATGTTGATTTCCCCCATCCGAATAAAACCTCAATGTGCCAAACTTTTGTTTTACTTGTCTAGCAACAATTTGTTTTACTGGTTGATAATATTGGGGATTTGTTTTGGCCATTTCATTTTGTTGAGTGATATACATTTCTAGATATCGACTCAACCACAATAAAAGTCTAAACCAACCATCATTACATTCGAATGAAAAGTCAGTTGGATATAATTCTGGAAACTTTTTCTTTAAATAACGTTGTAACTCAATTTTCATTTTCAATATATAGTTAACAACTGTTACATTTTGTTATTGAATTTTTTTTATATTTACGTATTATAAACATTGAGATGTATTTATAGATATGGAAAGTTTAAAACCAAAAAATGGATTGGTATATGGAGTGCGATTCGAAGTGAAGAACGCAAATACCATTCGTATTTGGAAACCAACAGACATTGAGTTTTTTGATTTTAAAGCTAAATGTGATTGTGTTGTTAAATATTTAATTGATGAGGCATTCTTCGATAAGAAAAACTGTAAAGTAGAAGTGGTTACTTGATTTGATATATATTTATATCTATTATGATAGTCACAACTTTGTTAACTTTACAAAATCAATTAAAAATCCATCACTGGCAAACTAAAAGTTATGCTGAACACCAAGCTTTGGGTGGTGCATATGACGAGTTTTCCGATTTAATAGACGAATTTATTGAAGTTTTTATGGGTAAGTATGGAAGAATTGAAAGTAAAAACGGGTTTAAAATTGAATTAGCTAATTACAATGATATATCTCCAACTGATTTTGTGGATAAATATGTTAATTATTTAGTAAATGAACTTCCAAAGTCTTTGGAAAAAACTGATACTGATCTGCTTAATATCCGTGACGAAATGTTGGGTCAGTTAAACAAACTAAAATATCTGTTGACACTATCCTAATATGCCATACGAATATCATGCCATAGTAACTAGCGTTGTAGATGGTGACACAATTGTTATTGATATAGACCTAGGCTTTGATGTGGTCCTATCTAATCAAAGTGTGCGATTGGTTGGAGTAGATACTCCTGAGAGTCGTACAAGCGATAAAGTTGAAAAAGTTTTTGGTCTCGTCAGTAAAGATTATACCAAGAAATTTATAGAATCTTGTAATAAACATGTAATTGTTCGTACACAAAAACCAGATTCTTCAGAGAAGTTTGGTAGAATTCTTGGAGATGTTATAAATCCAGAAACTAAAGAAGTGTTAAATGAATCTCTGATTAAAAATGGATATGCCGTTGGATATATGGGGGAAAATAAAAATACAGTAATAGATCAACACAAACTCAATCGTAAACGTTTAATTGATGAAGGCGTTGTAAAAATGACCTATAAAGAAGCAGGACTCTAATATGGATAAATTGAATAAATACACAATTTTTAAATTTATTAAGTTTGTTAGTGATGAATTAACATTAAATAAACCATTCAAAGTCAAGTTGGTAAAACAACGAGACGATGATTTACGAACATATGCATATTACAATCAAACAAATGGAGATGTTAAAGTGTATTGTAAAGATAGAGGATTAGCAGATGTTTTACGTAGTATAGCACACGAACTAATTCACCACCAACAAAATGAGACGGGTAAATTAGAAATACCAGCACAAGATGTTGGAGGTGAAATTGAAGACGAAGCAAACAGTGTTGCTGGTCAATTAGTTAAAAAGTTTGGATATGCTAATCCGAAATTAGCAATATACGCTAAAACATTATAAGTAACTTTGTACTGTATCTTTTAAAGATTGTCTAAAGTTGCTTAATTTAAAGTCAGGAAATTCTTGATTCAGTTCCCAATTATTTATAGCATATCTGTAATCGTGACCTTTACGGTCTTCTACGTGTTTGTACCATTCCCACTCAACTTTGGTTTGGGTTAGTTCTTCATAAACATCTTTAATCGTTTGTATTAGATCACTGTTAGATATTTCATTGTCCCCCCCGATCAAATACTGTTTTCCAATTATACCATCTTGCATAACACGTATAATTGCATTAACGTGGTCTTTTACATAGATCCAATCTCTTATATTCTCCCCAGTACCATAAACAGGTATAGCTTCTTTAACTTTTAACTTATTTATTGCTAATGGAATCAGTTTCTCTGGAAACTGTCTAGGACCAAAGTTGTTGCTACAATTAGTAATAATAGCTGGAAACTTATATGTTTTAAAATAACTTCTTACAAGCAAATCACTAGCAGCTTTACTAGCTGCGTATGGACTATTGGGTCTATATGGACTATCAATATCAAATGGGTTGTCTTTTATGTTTAAACTACCAAACACTTCATCGGTCGATATATGAATAAACTTCTTTAAGTTTGACTGTTTTAAGTTTTCTAGTAGATTAAACGTGCCAATTATGTTTGTATCTATAAACTTTCTCGGCCCAGTAATAGAACTGTCTACATGAGATTCAGCTGCAAAATGAACTACATAATCTAAACTCAGTGATTCAAAATAACTTTTATAGCTTGGGAATGCAACAGATGCTATATCCATTGTCAGTTTTTGATATCTATTATCTTTATCAAATGATAAATTCTTATTTGCCGCGTAGGTATTTGCATCCAGATTGTATAATTTAGTTACGTCATCTCGTTTAAGAAATTCTTCAATAAAATGACTTCCTATAAATCCACTTCCTCCAGTTATTAATATATTCATATGGTCCAGTTATTTAAACAATAGTCTATGGCTTCATCGACGGTTCTCATAGTAATTCCTGTTGATAACAATTTACTATTATCCATTACACAATTGGATCGTTTAGCTGTAGCGATTCCATTGTACAATTCTGTTTCATCAATTAGTTTGAATTGTTTATCTTTAGCAATCGTATTTTTGAGTTTTTCAACCAATTTATCTGTGGTTAGATATCCAGTATTTGTAACGTTATAAATACCATATGGTACTTTTTTGGTTATAGTTTGTATACAGGCTCTTACGAATTCCTGTTTATTGCTTATAGAATTTTCAGCTTGTAACAATTTTTCATATTTAACCATTTTAGTTAAGTAATTACGTGGACCACTATATTCTTCAAATGGAATACGAAGTCTCCATATGTAACTCTTTTCCCATTTACTAACAACTGTTTCACCAATTGCTTTGGTACCACTATAAAAGCTACCGTTGTTTTTTGTCCAAGTAAAATTTGGATCGTCTTCTTCAGTGAAAGGTTTACCATCTTCTCTTCTTCCTTGATAAATACATCCACTAGATACGTGTCCGAGTGGAATATCATTTAAAGCGCACCAATCTGTTAGTATTTGTGGCCAAATAACATTTCCGTGTAAAGTATCTTCTTTATTTAATTCACAAGCATCTACATTTGGCTTGCCTGTATATCCAGCTGCGTTAATCGCTGCGCCTATTAGTGGATATCCAACTTCATCATACCATTTTTCTAAATCTTTAAAAGTAGTTTTATGCGCATTTGGCCATTGAAAGAATGGCAGTTTAAGTTCTTCAAGTTGTTTTTTGAATTCACTTCCAATGTATCCATTTGATCCGAATAATATAATCATAATAATGTTAAATTAAAATTTTGGCATATAGTTAAATTTGTGATGATTAAATAGCACTAATTCTGATCCAACATATAGTTGATCGTTATTAATATGAGACGGTGTGCCATGAAACCAGTGTGCATTATGGTATGTAATAGGCATTTCTTTAATCATATTGTGTTTTTGTACAATATAGTTAAATAATGCTTGACCAGCTGCGTGATGTGTACACTGTTCAAATACTGCTGCGGAGTATTCTTTCCAGTATGAAAATAATAATCTCCAAGCGCTAATTTTTGCTGTTTGAATTCCAGTATTATACACAATCCATCTGTTGTCAATATCATTAAATATTTTATTTAAATTAAGATATGGATTTAAATAACTTTGTGGATAATGATCTTTATTCATACCAAATGTATTTGAATCTAGATTTTGTATTAATTGTAATTCAGAATCTGTCATTTCTCTTTGCATAGTAACATCCCAATCACATAATGTCACTACATCATTTTCGTTAAAATTGAAGAAATTTACAAATTCTCCTGATTCCAAGCACACAAAGTTTGGCCTATTTTTTAAATTTGGATGCTTACTATATATAATTTCTCTTGGATCAACGCGCACCACATCTATATTTGGCACAGAAATATTATTTCTTGACATTAAAAAGATTTTGCAAGCATTATTTTTTTTATGCTTTAAAACGCTTTCAATCCAATTGCCTCTTTTTGTATTAAAATAAACTTCATCTACATTAACTATTATATAATTCATTTTATTAATTTATTTAAATATTTTTTATACTCACTTTCAGGCGCCTTATCTATTAAGCACTGCAATTGCGCTTTATTTATTCATTTGCGCTTGAAGCACTCTTCTTCTATACATCCAATTTTTATACCTTGTCTTGATTGAATTGCTTGTATATAAGCACTACTTTCAAATAATGTTTCAGCACTTCCAGCATCTAACCACGCTGTGCCCTTAGCAAATTTTACAGCGGTAAGCTGCTTCTTGTCAAGATATATTAAGTTCAAATCTGTTATTTCTAATTCGCCTCTACTAGAATGATTAAGTGATTTAGCATATTGAACTACTTTTTTATCATAAAAATATAAGCCTGGTACCGCATAATTACTTTTGGGTTCAGCAGGCTTTTCTTCTATGCTTATTACGTTATTTTCACTATCAAATTCTATAACTCCATAAGATTTAGGATCATTAACTTCATAAGCAAAAATAATTGCGCCTTCAAGTAAAGGCTTGACTCTAGGCATTCCATGGAATATATTGTCTCCTAATATAAGAGCAACATTATCACCTCGAATAAAGTCTTCAGCTATAATAAAGCTTTCTGCTATGCCTCTTGGCTTATATTGTACTTTATAAGTAATTTTAACACCCAATTGAGTGCCATCTCCAAATAACTTTTCATAAGAAGATAAATATTCAGGAGATGAAATAATGCAAAAATCTTTAATGCCACACGATAATAATGTGCAAAATGGATAATAAATCATTGGCTTGTCATATACAGGCATCAATTGTTTATTTATTGTACTGGTTAATGGATATAATCTACTGCCAGTCCCCCCCGCTAGAATAATTCCTTTCATCAAATATATCTATTTTTTATATTTTGAAATAATTTTTTTATATTGACAAAATCCACGATTCGGTGTAGACTCTTATTATATGGAAGTAGAACTAACAATTAAAGATAAAGCGACCCCCCCCGCCATTATTCAACACGATGATCTTAAGTTTGATGGTAAAACAATTACCATTCCAGGCTATTATGTCAATACCATCTTAGATTATATTAAATATTGGAAACTTGATGGTGAAAAACAAGTAGACGTTGAAGATTACGTTTTATTTCGTAATTTTCTTTACGATATTCAAGAACACAAAAATCAAGGAAACTAATTTATGGGAATGTTCGATGACATAGTATGTAAGTATCCACTTCCGTTTCCGGAAGATACTAAAGGGTATATCGCTGAGTCTTTTCAAACCAAAGATTTAGATTGCGGATTGGATTCTTATGAAATCCGTGAAGATGGTACATTGTGGTTACGTGAATGTGAACGAGAACACAT